TCAGTTCTGTAATTTATGCGAAGTAAATGTATCTAATATTCAATCTCAAGAAGATTTAAATAATAGAGTAAAAGCTGCAGCATTTATAGGAACTTTACAAGCAGGTTATACTCAATTTCATTATTTAAGAGATATATGGAGAGAGACTACTGAAAAAGACGCTCTTATAGGTGTATCAATGACTGGTATAGGTTCTGGTACAGTTTTAGGGTATGATATGGAAGAAGCTGCTAAAGAAGTTAAAAAAGAAAATGCAAGAGTAGCTAAACTTATTGGTATAAAAAAATCTGCTAGAACTACTACTGTAAAGCCGGCTGGTACTACATCTCTAACTCTTGGTACCAGTTCAGGTATTCACGCATGGCATAATGATTATTATATTAGAAGAGTTCGTGTTGGTAAAAATGAAGCTATATATCCTTATTTAAAAGAAAACCATTCAGCTTTAGTAGAAGACGAATATTTTAGACCACATGATACTGCAGTAATTCAAATACCTCAAAAAGCTCCCGAAGGTTCTATTTTAAGAACTGAGTCTCCATTTGATTTATTAGATAGAGTAAAGAAAGTTGCTCAAGAATGGATTAAACCTGGTCATAGAGCTGGATCTAATACCCATAATGTATCAGCTACTATATCGCTTAAAGAAAATGAGTGGGAAGCTGCAGGAGAGTGGATGTGGCAGAATAGAAAATACTATAATGGTTTATCAGTATTACCTTATGATGGTGGAACATATACTCAAGCACCTTTCGAGGATATCGATAAAAAAACTTATACTGAAATGATGAGAGCTTTATCAGATGTTGATTTATCTAGAATAGTTGAAGAAAGAGATGAAACTAATTTAACAGGTGAACTTGCATGTGCTGGAGGTGCATGTGAGATTACTTAATGTGTTGGATAGAAAAGTTATATCATGGAATACCTATTTAAGTTATGAGTAAATGTCCTTATACAAATTTTAAAGAAAAAATTAATAGTTGGATAAAAATATTAAGAACACCAAGAGAGGAATATGGGGGAATGGCTCCATGTCCTTTCGTTGGTGCTGAAGTTGATAAAAATAAATTAATGATAGAAATATTTGATCCTGAAAAAGAAAGTATTATCGATAAGATGGAAAAATTTACTAAGTCAGATTACGATAGTGCTTTATTTGTACAAAAAACCAATGAACTTTTATTAAGCAAAGATACATATAAATATCAAAATTTTATCAATAGATTACTTAAAAAATCAGGTTTTGAAAAATACAAATGTATATGTTTTAATCCAAATGATACTACTGAAGTTAAAGGATTTAATATACGAAGTAAATCACCATATTTTTTAATTAATGTAGCTGATAGAAAAATACTTTCTAAAGCTCATAAAAGTTTATTACGTACTAATTACTTTAATAATATGGGTGATAAATATAAAAAATATTTAAAAGTAAAATAGTAGGTTATTTAAACTATTTTTCTTATATTAATAATAATGGAGAAAGTTATGTATAGAAGTACTAAATTATTTGATGGTTTTAGTTGTTGTTTTAGACAATGGAAAGCTAATACAACTCACTGTCAATATTTACATGGTTATGGTGTATCATTTAGAGTTACCTTTGAAGGTGATTTAGATCATAGAAACTGGGTATGGGATTTCGGTGGCATGAAAAGAGCTAAAACTAAAATAGATGGAAAGTCACCTAAAGAGTGGATGGATTGGATGTTTGATCATACCGTTATAGTAGCTAAAGATGATCCTTATATTAATAATTTTAGAAATCTTCATGCTTCAGGTATTATTCAGTTAAGGGAGATAGATGCTACTGGTGCAGAAAAATTTGCTGAATATATATACAATAAATTAAGTAAATTTATTTATGAAGAGACAGAAGATAGAGTTATTATAAGAGAGGTAGAGTTTATGGAGCATGGTAAAAATACAGCAATTTATAGGAGATAGTTATGTTAATATCACATGAAGTTCCGAAATGTTTATTTCAAAAAAGTTTAGATTTTAATGATTATGATTATGCTTTAGTTCATCTGTTTGATAAAGATGAAGAGTATCTTAAATTTTATATGGATAGTGTAAAATTAGGTAGACATGTATTATTAGATAATAGTATTTTCGAATTAGGTGAAGCTTACGATAATGATTCTTTCGCTAAATGGGTTGAAAAGTTAAAACCTACTGAATATATAGTACCTGATGCATTAGAAGATGTTGGAAAAACTATGAAGCAGATGGAAGATTGGAATAGAAACTATAAAAATATACCGGGTAAAAAGATAGGTGTTGTACAAGGTAAAACTCCTGATGAAATAGCGGATTGTTATGTATATATGGATAAGCATGCTGAAGTAGATAAAATTGCAATATCATTCGATTATTCAGTATACGAAGAAATAGTTCCTCATGAAAATAAGTATATGAGTTGGATGTTAGGTAGAGCAGCAATGTTAGCTAATTTACTTAAAGCAGGAGTAATAAATACTAATAAACCTCATCATTTGTTAGGTTGTGGATTGCCTCAAGAGTTTGCTTTATATCATAGTTATAAATGGATAGAGTCAGTAGATACTAGTAACCCTATCGTTCATGGAATTAAAGGTATAGCTTATAAACATTACGGATTACAAACTAAAGAATCTATAAAGTTAGTAGATTTATTAGATGTAGAAATAACTAATGAGCAACTTTATGATATTAATCATAATATTCAATATTTTAGGACTTACGCAAATGGCTAGACCTTGGATTGCATTTTTTAGTCAGACGGGCTCTGAGATAGTAGATATTATAGATAAATTAGGTAAACGTCCTAGTATTATAATTACAAATCATAGACCTAATGATGTTAGAAAGATAAACGAAAATATTCCTTATTATTCTGAAGTAGCTAATAAACCTGATTTAAAGCAGTTGGAGTTTGTTTGTGGGTTATATGAAAATCCTATTATTACTTTACATGGATGGTTAAGAATAATGCCACCTGAAATTTGTAATAAATATGAAATATATAATGGTCACCCGGGTCTAATAACTAAATATCCTGAATTAAAAGGTAAAGATCCGCAAATAAGAGCATTCGAAAGTAAGCATCCTGTTGCAGGCGCAGTATTACATAGAGTTACTGAAGGAGTAGATGAAGGTGAAATTATTTTAGAAGAAAGATTTAATACGTTTGATTTGGAACTTGAAGATTTTTTTCGTATATTAAGAGATAGAAGTTTAAATATGTGGGTTAATTTTTTAAGAGAAAAATTATGAGAATAGCATTTACAGGAGCGCAGAGTACCGGTAAAACTACTTTGCTTAACGAGTTAAAAAAAGATAAAGATTTTAAATATGATTACGAGTTTATTGACGAAATAACTAGACGTATGACAAAGAAAGGTCTTAAGATTAATGAAGGTGGTGATGATATGACTCAACTATTAATTATGAATAGTCATATATCAAATGTATTAAAAGAGAAAGCAGTAATGGATAGGTGTGCATTGGACGGTGTAGTATATACTAGATGTATGTATGAGAAAGGTCAGATAGCTGAATGGGTTATGGATTTCGCTGAAAATGTATTTACTAAAATTATAGATAAATACGATTATATATTTTATTTATCGCCTGAGTTCGATATGGAAGATGACGGAGTAAGAAGTGTAGATGAAGGATTTCAAAAACAGATAGTTAAGCTATTTGAACAGTATATATTAGAATGTGAAGTACCTGTTATTCACTTAACAGGCTCAGTTAAAAGTAGAATTAAACAAATAAAGGAGACAATAAATGAGTAATCAAGTAATTGAAATTGCTAGTAAACATTTAGGTCAAACAGTAAGTGCTTATTCAGATTTGTATGATAAGTCACTACTTGTAAAAGTACCTAGAGAATTAAATAGAACCGCATATGGTATTAACGAAAAAAAGTTGCCATTTATAGGTTATGATGTATGGAATGCATATGAAGTATCAGCGTTAACTAAAAAAGGTAGACCAGTTTCTGGTTTATTAAAGATAGTTTGTTCTGCTGATTCTAAATATCACGTTGAATCTAAAAGTATTAAATTATATTTAAACTCATTTAATATGTCTAAGTTCGGAGATACTAAAGAAGAATGTATTAACGAGATAGAAACTCGTGTATCTAAAGATCTATCGGAATTACTAGAAGATAATGTTGAATGTAAATTACATACAACTAAAGATTTAGACCCTTATGGGAATGATATGTGGATAGGATTCGATAGATTTCAAAATATAGAGAGTATAGTAGATCTAGATACTCTAGATTTTACAGCTTATAAATCTGATGAAAGTCAATTAGAAGGTGAAGATGGTGATGAAGTTTATTTTCATACTGACTTGTTAAGATCTAATTGTAGAGTTACTAACCAACCTGATTGGGGTGATATATACGTATATATGAAAGGTGAAGAAACTGTAACTGCAGAATCGTTTGCTAAATATGTAGTATCGCATAGGAAAGTATCTCACTTTCATGAAGAGATATGTGAAATGGTTTATAAGCATTTGATGGATAGGTTTAAGCCTGAAGAGTTAATGGTTTGTTGTTTATATACACGTAGAGGTGGTATAGATATTAATCCAGTTAGAGCTACTTCAGATATGCTTATTCCTGGTGAGTTTACGGATAAAGATTTTGTTAACGAAAAAACATTAAGACAATAAATGGAGAATAAAATGGCTAAAAGTAAAAAACAAGCTGTACTATCGTTAAGTGGTGGTATGGATTCGTCAACAGTTCTGCTACACCTGTTGGCAAACGATTATGAAGTAACTGCTATGAGTTTTGATTATGGACAGAAACATAATATAGAACTTAAAAGAGCAGCAGAATTAATAGGTTATTTAAAAGAAAATGGATACCCTGTAAATTATCAATGTATTACTCTTTTAGGATTAAAAGATATGATTAGTTCTAATTTAGTACAAGGAGGAGAAGAAGTACCGGAAGGTCACTATGAAGAAGAAAATATGAAAGATACAGTAGTACCTAATAGAAATAAAATATTTTCTTCGTTAATCCAGGCAGTAGCTTTATCTATAGCTAATGAAAAAGAGTGCGAAGTACAGATTGCTATGGGTATTCATGCTGGAGATCACGCAATATATCCTGATTGTAGACAAGAGTTTAGAGATGCAGATTATAAAGCGTTTGCTGAAGGTAACTGGAATGCTCAAAGTGTAAGTTATTATACACCTTATCTATATGGAGATAAATTAGATATATTACAAGATGGATTAAAGTGTTGTGATAAAATGAATATTGACTTTAACGAAGTTTATAAGAGAACTAATACATCTTATAAGCCTGATTCATTAGGAAGATCTGATTATAAATCAGCTTCTTCAGTTGAAAGAATCGAAGCTTTTATCGCTTTAGGTAGAAAAGATCCTGTTGAGTATATTGATGGTTGGGAAGTAGCAAAGAAACACGTGGAGGAGGTACTTGCGAAGCATGCGTAAACGTATAGAAGATTACGATAAAATACTTCCTGTTTTAGAAGTATATCGTTGTGTGCAGTCAGAAGGTTCAAGATTCGGTCGACCAACTATTGCAGTCAGAACAACTGGCTGTACTCACCGTTGCTACTTCGGAGAAGGTGGTTGGTGTGATTCATGGTATACTTCTATACATCCAGAAAAAGGTACGTTTACCTTTAATGATATAGTCAAAATATATGACGAGAACCCACAAGTAAAAGAAATGATGTTAACCGGTGGGTCACCAACTATGCATCCAGCGTTGGTTAATGAGTTAACGCATTTTGCTCATGAAAGAAATATTATTATTACTATCGAGACTGAAGGATCTGCTTTTGTTGAAACCGATTATCCTATTGACGTTATTAGCCTTAGTCCTAAATTTAGTAATAGCGTCCCTGTTGTTGGCGCTATTACACCTGCTGGGAAAGTTGTTGACGAAAGATTTATTAAAATTCATAATAGAAAAAGACTAAATACTGATTCTATAAAACGTATGATTAATTTTCATAAAGATTATCATTATAAACCTGTATGGGATGGAACTGATGAAAATCTTAAAGAGATAGAAGATTATAGAGTTGAGCTTAATATACCGAAAGATAAAACTTTTGTTATGCCTGCAGGCGATACTAGAGAACAATTAATTAAAATGTATCCATTAATATTTGAGATGGTTGCAGAGCATGGATATAATATGACTGGTCGAGATCATATTATTGCTTATGATACTGAGAGAGGTGTATGATTACTTTAGATTGGCATGACATTGAAGATTTAGTTGATATATTAGCTGATGGTATAAATAATAACTTTGAAGATGTTAAGTATATACACGGACTATCTAGAGGAGGATTAATTCCTGCGGTAATGTTATCTCATAAATTAAATATACCGTTAACTAATACTCCTCATTTTTATGGTTCATGGCAAGTATTAATAGTTGATGATATTGCTGATAGCGGTCATACTTTAAAACAGTGGAAAGCAGAAGATTATCAAACGGCTGTATTGCATTATAAACCTCATACATCTGCAGTTACTCCTGATATATGGTCTGTTGAACATAAAACTGATGATTGGATTATTTATCCTTGGGAACAACCAGAAGCTGAAACTATTCAAGATTATAAGTTGGATAAATGAATATAATTTCTTATATTTAATCAATATTAAAGGAGAGAAATATGAATAAAAAAAGTAACGAAAAATATGAATGGATTGGTGATGCAGAATCTACTGTAGAAGCTCCTGCTAATGAACATTCAGTAAAGTATTATGAACCGAATAGAGATTATGATACTAAATATAAACCTACTAAGGATGATATAAAGACGTTTCCTGATTTACAGAATGGTCCGTCTTCGCTTATTCAAGGAGCTCCTGTAGCTATCCAACAAGTAGGTATTCATAATTTTAGATTACCTCTAAAATATGATAAGAGAGGTGGAGGAGATATAGAACTTGAAACTAAAGTTACTGGTACTGTATCTTTAGCTGCTCATAAGAAAGGTATTAATATGTCACGTATTATGAGATCTTTCTATAAGTATAAAGATGAAAAGGTTTATGATAAGTTAGATGAAATATTAATGAAGTATAAAGATGATTTAGAAACGTTTGATGCAAAGATCGGACTACATTTTTCTTATCCTATCTTACAACCTTCGTTAAGATCTGATAACGCTGGATATCAATATTATAATTGTACGTTAGAAGGTAATATCGATGATAAAGGTAATTTTATAAAGTTCTTGCATTTCGACTTTGTATATTCTTCTGCTTGTCCTTGTTCTTATGAACTTGCAGAGCATGCTAGAAAATATAGAAATAAAGCTACTGTATCTCATTCGCAACGTTCAGTTGCTAGAATATCTATAGAGTTTGACGATATAGTATGGATAGAAGATCTTCAAGAGATGTGCGCTAATGCTCTTAAAACTGAAACTCAAGTAGTAGTGAAGAGAGAAGATGAAATGGCTTTTGCTGAACTTAATGGTTCTTACCTTAAGTTTGTAGAAGATGCTGCTAGATTATTATATGAGCAATTAATTAAAGACGATAGAGTAAAAGACTTTAGAGTTATTTGTTCGCATCAAGAATCGTTACATTCTCATGATGCTGTATCAGTTATACTTGCTCCTGATAGTAAGTTTAGTAATGATGTACCTCATGAGTTGTGGTCAAGTTTAATTCATATTTCATAAATAAGAGAGGTTATAAAATGTTAAATGCGAAAGAAATTTTAGAAGAAGGTTTAATAGTATTAGATAATGCTAAAGGTAAACCTGCGCAAGTTGGTTACGACTTAAGTGCGAAAGAGATTAAGAAGACTGGTGGATCTATTGGTCATGTATTAACTGATAAAACTATAGTAGGTGATTTAGTTGATATCGAGTTAGATATTGTAAATGGTAGAGAAGGTTGGTTATTGCACCCGGGTACATATGATGTAACTATGAATGAAGGTTGTAATATTCCTGCTACTAGAACTGCAATGGTAAGACAGAGATCATCTTTATTAAGAAACGGTGCTATAATTGCTAGCTCTATTTTTGATCCTGGATTTTATACAGATAATATCGGTACTGTTATGATTGTAACTAACGATTTATTTATAGAAAAAAATGCTAGAGTAGCTCAAATGTACTTTCATGAAAATAATGAAGGTGAATTATATGACGGTCAATTTCAAAACGATAAACAGAGAAAATAATGAATTATCCAGATCCTAAACTACATCAGTTAGTAAGCTTTATTAAGTCAGGTATCCGTATCGCAGGATATATATGTTTACCTTTTAGTATTTTAGCTGCTGTTATTTTATTAGTTATAAGTGAAGCAATAGGTATAATCGAAGAATTAGTATAATTTGTATCAAAGTATATACATAGATAGAAATAAACGTAAAGTGCATTTATGGGATGATAGTGATGGCTATATAGTCGAATCTCTTAACCCGTATTTGTATGGTTATGTTAAAGATCCTCGAGGAGCTAAAAAAGCTATCGATGGTAAATGGGTTCGTAAAATTAAAGTAACTAAAGAGGTAGGTGAAGCTGCAAAGCATCCTGAGACGCAGCATTTATATTATGAAACTGACGTACCTTTAGAAACTAGAGTTTTAATCGATAAGTATGGCGATACTGACGAGCCTAGTACCGGTCATAGAGAGATGAATTTCGATATAGAGACCGAGATACTTCATGGATTTCCTGACTGGCAGAATCCTATAAATAAAATTACTGCTATCGCTTGGCATGAAAAACTAACTGATGAATACTGTGTATTAGTTTTAGATGAAGATAGTAGAGTTGAAAATTCAGTAAATGGCAATGTAGAGATATTAAGTTTTGCTACCGAAGAAGGGTTATTAGAAACTTTTCTAGAGAAATTTAGTCAAATACAACCGCATATTATTACTGGTTGGAATATAGAAGGTTTTGATATTCCGTATCTACTAAATCGTACAGCTAGAGTATTAGGTGAAGCAGCTGTTAGAACGTTAAGTCCTGTTGGTATTATTAATTATAGAGAAGGTATAGGTAAGTGGTTTATAGAAGGTGTATCTATTTTAGATTATATGCTTTTATATAAAAAATTTACTATGGGAGAGCAACCTTCTTATCGATTAGACGCTATTGGTAAGCATGAGGTAAATCTTGGTAAGATCGAGTATGAAGGTAATTTAGATGATTTATTTGAACGTGATATAAATAAGTATATTGAATATAACTTAAATGACGTTGAGATCGTTAAACGTTTAGATGATAAACTTAAATTTATCGATCTATGTAGAACTATATGTCATAAAGGTCATATACCTTATCAGCAGATTCATATAACTTCTGCATATCAAGAAGGTGCTATACTTACGCATACAAGAAGATTAGGTATTGTTACTCAGAATAAGCCGTATAATGTAGTTAAGGAAAGTAAATTTTCTGGTGCTTTTGTAAAAGTACCTAACCCGGGTCGTTATGAATGGATATACGATTTAGATTTAACTTCTCTTTATCCTTCTATTATTATGACTTTAAATATATCTCCTGAAACTAAATTAGGTGTAGTTGATGATTTTAGTACTGAAGACTGGAGAGCGTTAAAAGATAGAGAGTGGACTTTACATATTGATGGTAAGTATAAAAAGTTATCTACTAAAGATCTTCAAGAGCTTTTATCTTTAGAGCAATGCTCTATAGCTTCTAATGGAGCTATATATAAAACTGAACGTGCTGGACTGATACCTTCGATATTAGATAGATGGTTTGATGAAAGAGTAGAATATAAGAATTTACGTAAAAAATATGAGAAAGAAGGAGATGAAGCTAAAGCTGCTTATTTCGATCAACTTCAATATACGACTAAAATTCTACTTAATAGTATGTATGGTGTATTAGGTAATAAAACTTTTAGATTCTTCGATATAGATAACGCAGAAGCTGTTACTCTTACAGGTCAGCAACTTATTAAAGCTACTGGCGAATTTGGTAGTAAATTCTATAACGATGAATTAGGAACTAAAGATAAAGATTATTGTATTTATACTGATACTGATTCAGTATTTTTTTCTGCTAAACCTCTTATATTACATAGATATCCTAATATAGATCATGAAGATAAATCTGCTATGACGAAAGCTATATTTCCGATTACTGAAGAAGTTCAGGATTTTATTAATCGTATGTATGATTTATACGCTAAACGTATTCATGGTGTAACTGAGCATAGGTTTGATATTAAGCAAGAGAATATTGCTAAAGCAGGAATATGGATAGCTAAAAAAAGATACGCTCAATGGGTTATTAACGTAGAAGGTCATACAGTAGATAAATTAGATGTTAAGGGTATAGATGTTGTTAGATCTAACTTTCCTACCGCTATGAGAACATTTATGGCTGATGTTTTGAAAGGTATTTTAGAGAATAAAACTCAGGATGCTATAGATGAAATGATATTAGATTTTAAAGATGATATGAAAAAAATGGAAGTAGGTGATATAGCTAAATCTACTGGAGTTAAAAATATAGAGAAGCATATATTTAAAGATGAAGATAATTTAATTGAATTATCTAAAGGAGCTCCTGCTCATGTTAAAGCAGCGGTTGCTTATAATAATATGTTACGCAGAACTGGTAATACTCAATTAGGAGAGATTAGAAGCGGTGATAAAATTAAATGGGTTTATCTACGTCAGAATCCTTTTGGGTTAGGAGCTATAGCATTTAAAAATTATGATGATCCTGATAACGTTATAGATTTTATTAAAAAGTATATAGATTATAATATGATATTTACTAGAGAGTTAAATAATAAATTAGGTGCTTTTTATAGTGCAATGAACTGGGGTGATTTACCTTCTGAGTCTATGAGGCAAGTACATAAATTTTTCGACTTTTCGTAGGTATTTTGAGTAAAGTTTCTTATATTTATTATATGATAGAGTTTTTAAGACATTTATTCGGGTTTTGCGGTGATACTTGGCATCCAAATATTTGGCATGCATTTATGGGAATCCCGACTGTTAGTTATGCAATATTTAAAATAAAAAATTGGTTATATTATGACGAAGATAGAGAAGACTAAACTTTTAGGATTTATTAATAGATATGCGCTAGGTGGTAATGTTGAATCGGTAAAATGGAAAACTGGTTCTGATAATATTACTACTAATTTTGTATCTACTGATAAAACTTTAAAAGGTACTATAAAGACTAATATTACAGGTATTCACGATGATGAATTCGGTATTTACGAAACATCTCAGTTAGTTAGAATGCTTTCTATACTCGATGAAGAGATAGAAATAAATACTAGTAAAACTAGCTTGATGTTTCAAGATAAATATACTGATTTTTCATATGTATTAGCTGATCTTGATGTTATACCTAAAGTTCCATCATTAAAAATGACCCCTTCTTTTACTGCTACTATTAAAATAGATGATAATTTTATAACTAGATTCGTAAAGTCATATGGTGCTTTACCTGATAGTGATTTTTTTACTATCGAATCTGATGTTATAGGTAGAAAGATTACCTTCGGCTATTCTAATACAAATACTAATAGAATTAGTTTTGATATAAATACTCAAGATGATATACAAACTATTCATTTCTCTTCTAATTTAGTAAGAGAAATAATCGTTGCAAATAAAGGTACTGAGGGTACTTTAGAGATAAGCCCGGTAGGGTTAGCTAGAATAAAATTTAATAATACGTTACATAAGTCAGAGTACTTATTAGTCAATAAACAAATAGACGGAGAATAAAGTTATGTTTGAACCAGTTGGTGATAAAATTATTGTAAAATCGTTAGCAGCTAATGAACAAACTGATGGTGGAGTTATACTTCCTGATATCGCTCAAGAAGACTCTACTAGAGGAGAAGTTATAGCTGTCGGTCCAGGTGCTATCTTATTAGATGGTAAATATTGTAAAATGCAAACTAAACCAGGTGATATTGTTGTATATCCTAAACTTGGTGCTAAAAAAATTGATTATAAAGGTGATGAATATCTTGTTTTAAAAGAGAATGATATTCTTACTATTTTAACAGAGGAGAATAATAATGAGTAAAAATTTAGATTTCGGAGCAGATGCTCGATTAAAACTACTAAATGGAGTTGAAAAATTAGCTAATGCTGTTTCAGCTACTCTCGGACCTAAAGGCCGAAACGTAGTACTAGAAAAATCTCACGGTGAATATCATTCTACTAAAGATGGTGTATCAGTAGCTAAAGAGATTAGTTTAAAGGATCCTTTAGAAAATGCAGGTGCACAAATGGTAAAAGAAGTTGCTAATCAAGTTAATGATGAAGCTGGAGATGGTACTACAACAGCTACTGTACTAGCTCATTCAATTCTTAAGAGTGGATTTCAAAAAGTGCAAAATGGTTATAGTCCTATAGAATTAAAAAGAGGTATGGATATTGCTGTAAAAAGTATAGTTACTAAATTAAAAGATATGTCGAAAGATGTAAGTGATAATGATGAAATATTTCAAGTAGGTAAAATATCTGCTAATAATGATGAAGCTATTGGTAGGTTAATTTCCGAAGCTATGGATACTGTAGGTACTGACGGTGTTATTACTGTTGAAGAATCTCGTACTGCTGATAACTCTTTAGAAACTGTAGAAGGATTACAGTTTGATAGAGGTTACCTCTCACCTTATTTTATTAATAAGCAACAAGACCTAATGGTTCAGATGGAAGATCCTTATATATTGTTATACGATGGTAAAATATCATCTTTAAAACCTTTAGTTAAAATTTTAGAGTTTTGTATTTCAAAGTCGAAACCTTTATTTATCATAGCTGAAGATATAGACGGTGAAGCTCTAGCTGGATTAATTGTTAATACTGCAAGAGGTACTCTTAAAGTAGCTGCAGTTAAAGCTCCTGGTTTTGGTGATAAGAGAACTGATAATTTAGAAGATATCGCTATACTTACGGGTGCTACTGTTATATCAACTAAAAAGGGTATGAAGTTAGAGAAAGTAACAGGTCAAGAATTTGGTACTTGTAGACTTATTACTTGTAATAATAAATCAACTACTATTGTAGATGGTTCAGGTGATCCTAAAGCTATTGAAAGTAGAATAGAAGAAATTCAAACTTCTATAGATAATGCTGATTCAGCTTATGAAGTAGAAAGCTTGCAAGAAAGATTAGGTAAGTTAGCAGGAGGAGTTGCTATTATAAAAATAGGTGCTGAATCTGAATTAGAACTTAACGAGAAAAAAGATAGAGTTGAAGACGCTTTAGCTGCTACAAGAGCTGCTGTCGATGAAGGTATAGTTCCTGGAGGTGGAGTTGCATTAATGAGAGCTGTTCAAAACTTATCTAGAGATAATAAAACTAAATTTGAAAATGAAGATCAAGAAGAAGGGTATAAACTGACTCTTAAAGCTTGTGAATCCCCTTTTAAAGTTATTCTTGATAATGCAGGTATTAATGGTGATATTACTTGGACTATGTTAGCTCCCTGTGAAGAAGAAACTGGTTGGAATGTTAGAGAGGGTGATTCTTGTAATATGTTCAAAGCAGGTATTATTGATCCTACTCGAGTAACTAGAACTGCTTTAGAAAAAGCTGTATCGGTTGCTGGAACTATGTTAATTACTGAGTGCGTCGTTACTAAAGATCCTGAAGTAGATAAAAAAGATGAATTACCTGCAGGAGGATTTGGAATGATGCAATAAATTTCTTATATTTAGAATATGATAAATACAGAGAATACTTTATGGGTTGAAAAATATAGACCCGTTGAATTAAAAGATTATATTGGAAATGATTCTATAAAGAGTAAGGTAGAGGTATATCTAAAAAACGGTGATATACCTCACCTGCTTTTATATGGTAAAGCTGGTACAGGTAAAACTACTTTAGCTAAATTAATAATTAAGAATATAGAATGTGATTATATCTATATAAATGCTTCTGATGAGAATAATGTAGATACTGTTAGAAATAAAATTAGAGAGTTTTCTAGTAGTGTTGGTTTTAGTCCTCTTAAAGTTGTTATATTAGATGAAGCTGATTATATGACTCCTAATGCTCAAGCAGCATTAAGAAATATAATGGAAACTTTCTCTAGACATACAAGATTTATTTTAACTTGCAATTATGTTGAGAAAATTATAGATCCTGTTCAGAGTAGATGTCAAGTATTTGGTGTTACTCCTCCGTCTAGGAAAGATGTCGCTGAGCGTTTACTTTTTATTACGAAAAGTGAGACGATAGTAGAAGATAAAGAAGCTATCGTTACTATAGTTAATTCTACTTATCCTGATATTCGTAGATCTATTAACGCTTTACAACGTCAGATAGTAGATGGTAAAATAGTTATTGATGAAGCATCTTTATTAGAGATGGATTATATGACTAAAGTTTTAGACGAACTTAAAACTGGTAAATCATTTACCAGAATCCGACAAATTATTGCTGACAGTCAGGTTAAGAATTTTGAAGATATGTATAGATATCTTTTCGATAACGTAGACGAATACGCTAAAGATGTAGCTGCTTGTATACTTATACTCGCTGAAGCTCAATATCAATCTGCATTCTCAGTTGATAAAGAGATTAATATTATGGGAATGTTTTATAAATTGTTACAGGAGTGTAAATAATGGAAAGAGATAAACCTGGATTAAATATGAATATAAATCCTAATGATTTAGAAGATGTATTATGTGATAAATGTGGTTCTCAATGCTTTGAACCTACATTTTTATTTAAGAAATTATCTGCAGTTTTATCACCTACAGGTAAAGCTAATCTAATACCTTTACAGATTTATAGATGTGCTGACTGTGGACATATAAATGAAATGTTTTTACCTAAGGAAATGGAACTAAATAGTGAGTAAGACTATATTTCAACATATCGCAAATGTAACCCATATAAAAGCTGATCCTGATACATACTCAGAATCGGATTGGAAATCATATAATCCATATATGATGAATAGATGGTTATCGATGTATAAACATTATACAGGTCTATTAGATCATACTCAAAAATATTATTCGTTACCTAAAAAACTACATTATAAAATGTTATGTAATTTACTACCTAAACAAAAGGTATTTATTAGATATATTAAAGGTAAAAAAGTTGCTAAATCGAAATAAATTTCGTATATTTAAATAAAAATTAATTATGAGAATAGGATACGCATGTGTAAATATGGGGTTAACTGGTCGCCCGAAGAAGTTAGGTGGACCTGTTACTACCTCTAGAACTGCTCGTAAAGCTACTTGGTGGCCTGATAATTACCATTTACTTGGTGAGCGAGCTTTAATGAACGCTAAAGATTTATTAACTTATCTAAAGTGGAATGAAGACTTTGGTATTAGATTATTCAGGGTAGGTTCTGAACTTATACCTTGGCATGATCATTATGAACTTAAAAAACTACCTCAGTATGATGAGATATGTGATGCTTTATTTGAAGCCGGTGAATATGCTAGAAAGCATGGGCATCGTTTAACTACTCATCCTGGACCTTTTACTGTATTAGGATCTCCTAATCCTGATGTAGTTAAGAAGTCTATTATTGGTTTAGAACGTCATAGTGAAATGTTTGATATGATGGGCTTTGAACCTTCGTTTGAGAATAAAATAAATATTCATATTGGTGGTATGTATGGTGACGCTCAAGCGACTGCTGATAGATGGATCAAGGCATGGATGTCTTTATCTGATAATCTTAAGAAGCGATTAGTTATTGAGAATGATGATAAACCTGGTATGTGGTCAGTTCAAATGTTATATGATTATTTTTATACTGTTATCGGTATACCGATTACGTTTGATTATTTTCATCATACTTTTCATACTGATGGATTAACTGAAGAAGAAGCTTTACGTTTAGCTGCTACTACTTGGCCTGAAGGTATAACTCAATGTACTCATTACTCTGAATCTAGACGAGAAGAGAAGAGAAAGACTCTTATGGATATGTGTGATAATAATAATATAGATTTCGATGATTTAGATGACTGGCCTACTTTTAGTAAACTAAAGAAAGATTATGATAAAGTAAGAGCTACTGCTCATGCTGATTATTGTAAGAAGCCTATCAATACTTATGGATTAGATATTGATATTATGTTAGAGGCGAAAGCTAAAGAGAATGCTCTATTAGAGAGCATGAAGATAAATAAGGAGATACTTATATGAAGAAATTTTTAAATAGTAGAGATCAACTTAAAGAAACTTATCCTGAAATAGCGAAAGCGTATGAAAGAATACAGTTAGAGCAGTATGAATTGTTTGCTAGTAAAATGATGGATTATGGTAAAGGTAATATATCAGTTGGTACTAATTTAGATACCGAAGAAGAAGTTCATGTTGCAATGACTGGACTTTGGTTTAGAATAAATGATAAAATAAATAGATTAAAGCAGTTAGTATTATTTAAAAAGAATGCTAATGTTAAAACTGAATCGATAAAAGATACTTTTCAAGATCTATCAATATATGGAATAATAGCTCAAATAGTTAGTAATGGCAAGTGGAAGTAAAATATCATATTCTCAGTATACAATGTATGCTAACTGCCCGAAGAGGTGGAAACTTAACTATGTAGATAAATTAGCTGAGTATTCTCAGTCTATCTATACTCTATTTGGTTCTGCTTTTCATGAAACTCTTCAGGCTTATCTTACTATTATGTATGAAGAATCTGCAGCTGCTGCTGATAGAGAAGATTGGAAAAAAATATTGAAAGGTTATATGGCTAAAGAATATCGTAAAGCTTTAGCTATGGGTAATGAAAAAGATTTTACTAATGCTCAAGAAATGGGTGAGTTTTATGAGCAAGGTTGTTTGATATTAGAGTTTATATTTAAGAATAGAGGTGCATACTTTCAAAAACGTAATCATGAACTAATCGGTGTTGAAACTCCTTTAGATATAAAGATGTCAGTTAACGAGAATGTAAAGTTTAAGGGTTATATAGATCTTATTATAAAAGATAAAAGAGATAATTCATATAAAATTATCGATATAAAAACTTCTACTATGGGGTGGAATAAGTATCAAAAAGCTGATAAGACTAAAACTGCTCAATTAGTTCTTTATAAGTCTTATTATGCAAAGCAGTTTAATGTTCCTGTAGATAATATTAGAGTAGAGTATTTTATAGTAAAACGTAAGTTATGGGAGAATACTGACTTTCCTCAGAAGAGAGTTCAAATATTTACTCCTGCATCTGGTAAGCCTACTCTTAATAAGATAAATAGATCGGTAGATGAGTTTGTAACTAATGCATTTAACGAAGATGGTTCTTATAATCTTGAACGTAATCATATAGGTGTTGCTGGTAAAAATAGAAAGAATTGTAAGTACTGCGAGTTTAAAGATCGACATGACTTATGTCCAGTGAAGGAGAGAGTATGCGCGTAGGTATAATTGGTTCACGTACTTATGAAAATAAGAGAAAGATTCGAGAGATGATCTGGAAACTTAAAAATGAATTTGATAATGAACTAGTTATAGTTTCAGGTGGTTGTAAAGACGGAGCTGATAAATATGCTAAAAAATATGCTCTTGAATTAGACTGTAAATATCTTGAATTTAATCCTGCTCATACTCAACGTAATTTATATTCAGCTTTACACGACGCATATTATGGTAAAGAATATAGTACTAAATATTTTTTTCAAAGAAATAAAATGTTAGCTAATTATGTAGATTATCTTATCGCATTTACAACGGACGATTCTAATGGTACTCATTATACTATTAAAGAAGCTAAAAAGAAAGGAAAAAAAGTTGTCATTATGTCGTAGTTTGAGCATATATATGTATATTTATATATACGGAGAATGGTTATGGAACACAATAAAAAGTTATTAACGTCGGTTAATGTCGACAGAAAAAATCATAAAGAATTTAAAGTAATGTGTATCGAAAACGGTATTACGTTTCAAAAATTAGTTAATATAGCTATGGAGTTATATTTACAAGATAAAGATTTTAGAAAATTAATAAATAATAAGTAGGGAAGTTATGTCAAAGAAAAAATTATTACTACTATCTGATGATATTAGAATACCTTCAGGCGTTGGTACAATGTCTAAAGAATTAGTATTAGGAACTGTTCATAAATATGACTGGGTTCAGATAGGTGGTGCAGTTAAACATCCTGATAAAGGAAAAATATTTGATTTATCGAAAGAGATAAATGAAAAAAAGAATATAGATGATGCTTATGTTAAAGTTTATCCTGTTGATGGATATGGAAATGAGCAAACTTTAAGAGAAGTTATGAATTTAGAGAAAGGTATTGAAGGTATCGTTCATTTTACTGATCCTAGATTCTGGCAATGGCTATATAATATGGAGCATGAGTTGAGACAAAATATTCCTCTCATGTATTATAATATATGGGATGATCTTCCGTTTCCTCATTGGAATGAGCCATTCTACGAATCATGTGATTTATTAATGGCTATTTCAAAACAAACTTATGGTATTAATAAGCATGTTTGCGTTAATAAACCAAGAAAAGAAGGTGTAGATCTTACTTATGTACCTCATGGTATCGATGAGAATATATTTTACCCTATCGATAGATCTGATAAAGATTTTATTCAGTTTAGAAAAGAATTAACTAGAGGTCAAGATATTAATTTTATAGCTTTATTTAATAGTAGAAATATTCAGAGAAAAAGAACTTCTGATTTAATTTTAGCTTATCAAAAATTCTGCGAAAAATTACCTAAAGAAGATGCTGAAAAATGTTTATTAGTTTTGCATACTGATCCAGTAGATAATGCAGGAACTGATCTCCCTGCAGTAACAAATGCTTTATGTGATTATAAAGTAGCGTTTAGTAATAATAAATTAGATAGTAAACAATTAAATTACTTATATAACTGTGCTGATGTTACTTGTAACCCTTCTTCAGCTGAAGGATTCGGATTATCTCATATGGAATCAATGATGGCAGGTACACCTACTATAGCTACTGTTATAGGTGGATTACAAGATCAAATGGGATTCAAAGTTAATGGTAAAGATACTACAGTAGATAATTTTACAGCTGAAATGCCAAGTAACTCAACTGGTGATATGTCTACCGATCATGGAAGTTGGACTTATCCACTATGGCCGCAAATGAACTTGCAAGGCTCTCCTCTTACTCCTTATATTTATGATTCTAGAGTATCGATAAATCAAATAACTAATGGTTTAAAATATTGGTGGGATGTTACTCCTGAAAATAGATTAAAGAAAGGTATAGAAGGTAGAGAGTGGGCTATATTAAAAGGATTTTCAGCTAAAGGTATGTGTAATAGTGCAATTGAAAGTATTGATAGATGTTTAAATAATTTTAAACCTAGAGATAGATATATAGTAAAAGATATGACTTTACCATTGCCTAAAATAAATAGAGGAGTACTAATATGAAGCAAAATTTAGTTATAAGCTGTCCAGCTTCTAGTAGAAGTGGATATGGTGATCATTCTAGAGATATTATTAAAAGTTTAATATCCATGGATAAATTTAATATTCAAATAATTGATCAAAGATGGGGTTGGTGTCCTAGAACTGAGCTTAAAAATGAGCCTGAAATCGCTAAATTAGTTATGCCAATGGGTACACCTCTTACTTCTCAACCTGATGTATGGATTCAAATATCAGTACCTAATGAATTTCAAGCTGTTGGTAAATTTAATATTGGAATTACTGCAGGTATTGAAACTGATAGAGTTTCGATCGAGTGGATTAAAGGTATGAATAATATGGATATAAATATTGTTCCTTCTCATCACTCTAAAATGGTATTCGAGCAGTCTAAATATGACGAAAAAGATAAACAAGGAAACGTAGTAAATAGTTTCCAGTTAGAAAAGCCTATTCATGTACTGTTTGAAGGATTAGATACAAAGATATTTGATAAAACTCCTAGTGATGAATTAATTCCTATTAAGGGTATTGATGAAATAAAAGAAAGCTTTTGTTTTTTATGTGTAGGTCATTGGCTTCAAGGAGAACTTGGTCATGATAGAAAAGATATAGGTGGAACTATTCAAACATTTATTCATACCTTTAAAAATATGCAAACGAAACCTGCCCTTATTCTTAAAACTAGTTCAGCTACTTTTAGTGTTATGGATAGATATGATATGGAAAAAAGAATAAAATCTATATATAACGGAATGGGTGGTAATATCGATAAAATGCCTAAAATATATTTACTTCACGGTGATCTAACTCCTCAAGAAATGAATAGTTTATATAATCATCCTAAAGTTAAAGCTATGCTATCTTTAACTCATGGAGAAGGATTCGGTAGACCTCTATTAGAATTTTCTGTAACAGGTAAACCAACTATTGCTACTAACTGGTCAGGTCATGTTGATTTCTTAAATAATTATGGTTTCAGAATTCCTGGTAAATTAGCTCAAGTTCATAAATCAGTATTACAAAAAGGTCTTATTGAAGAAGGATCTCAATGGTTTTTTGCTGATTATGGTTACGCTAGTAAATTAATTAAAGATGTGTATAGAAAATATAAAACTTTTTTAACTACATCTAGAAAGCAAAGAAAATACGTTAAAGATAATTTTACTCTTGATATGATGAAAGAGCAATTTTCTGAGATATTAAATGATAATATTCCAGAACCTGTTAAGTTAAAATTACCTACACTTAAATTACCTAAAATGGAGAAAGTAAATGAGTAATATTATAAATGAAGGTGAAGATAAATTAGATATAGATACTGGCTATTTTACTAGAGAATCATTTACTGAAAATAGTAACGCTTGTGAAAAATTTGAAGCTACTGTTACGCAATTAATAAGAGATACTAAAAAAGTAGAAGGTGGTAGAAATTGGTACCTTACTACTATTACTCTTCCAGCTGGAATTTTGTTTCCTGATGGTACAGTTGATAAATATTCATGGTTAGTTGCTCCTGTAGTTGGAATAGATTCTAGTGAAGCTAGTAAATTTTCTATTGATGAATCAGGTAAAACTTATACTACTAGAGTAGCAATTGAAGATGCAAAAAAGTTTGATCAATTCAAAGAAGCGCTAGTATATTTAGGAATGCAATAATGTTAGCAGTACATTTAAAATTAGGAAATACAAGACATATAATAAACAATACTCAATTGGAAAAGGGTATGGTCGTTACTTTTAGATATAAGACGGTAGCTGGAGAAGGTAAACAATACGTAGCTACTGTACTTAATCCAAGATGGCCTGTAGATAAAAATCCTAAACTACATTGTTTAAGTATGAATGAGATTACTATTCCTGATTATAGATCATTTGCTAAATTATTTGGTATAAGAGTTATTCCTAGATTTCAAAAAGCTAGAGGAGTAAATTTACCTAAAATTAATATGGCTATATCATCTAGAAGACTTTATGAAGGTAAAGTAAAACCATTACTAGCTAATAAATTAAATGCTAGTTATAGAACTCTTATCTTAAAAAATATAACAGGACTTCAACTTTTAGATTATGATTTTGGGCCTGATTTAAACGAACAAGTGGAAAGATAGTATGAAAATAAGTTACGCGATTACAGTATGTAATGAACATAAAGAAATAGAAAAATTATTATCATTTTTATTGGAAAATAAACGTGAACAAGATCAAGTTGTAGTTCAAATGGATATGAATGCAACTCCAGAAGTTATTAATATATGTGAAAAATTTGAAAATAAACCAATGTCTGAATATACATTGAATCAATTTGCATTAAATAAAAATTTTGCAGCATATAAAAATAACTTAAATAAAAGTTGTAGCGGTGATTGGATATTTCAAATAGATGCAGATGAACAACCAAGTGAATATTTAATTAAAGCGCTACCGTATATATTAGAATCTAATTCTGATATAGAAGCGTATTGGGTTCCTAGAGTTAATACTGTTGCTGGTATTACTGATCAGCATATCGCTAAATGGGGATGGAAAATGAATGAATATGGCTGGGTTAACTTTCCTGACTGGCAGATGAGAATATATAAAAATAATGAAAATATATATTGGATTAAACCGGTACATGAACAATTAAAAGGATATACTAAATTTGCAAATCTTCCAGCTGAAGAAAAATATGCTTTATATCACCCTAAAAATATCGGAAGGCAAGAGAAGCAAAACGCTTTTTATGAAACAATATGAAAATAAGTTTTTTATCTATAGCTGATTTTGCTAACGTATTAACTGAATACTCTTATTGCCTAAATAAGCATAGTGATGACATTGTATCTAAATCTATTTGTATAGAAAAGCATCCGTATAATTATACAACACCGCATGATTATGATTTATCAACATATAATAAGAAGGATATAGAAGATTCTAAAAAATTTTTATTGGAAAGTGATTATATAATTTTTTCTGAAGAATATGCTACTCAAAATTTATATACAACTATTGAAAAATTTAGCTCAATATATCATTTAAATTTATTTGATATTGATGCAAAGTTTTGTATATGGCATCCAGGCACCTGTTATAGAGATTCATTTAGATATTATAATATACATCCATTGCGAGATAAAATTTTTAAACATTTTTATGCTATAGATTTATATAGATTATCTCCTAAAAATAATAATGATCTACCACTTCTACCTTATCAATATATTAAAGAATTTAATTTTAAAAATTTTATTGATACCTTTAAGAAAAAAATAGATACATTGCCTTGGACAATATTACATATACCTTCAAAAGCAAGTATTAAAGGTACATCTACTTTTAACTCAATCATTAGTAGTTTAAATTTAGATCCAAAATTATTTAAATATAAAGTATTACAAAATATACCTTACTCTGAAGTTATTAAAGAAAAAGAAAAATCGCTATTTTATTTAGATCAAATAAATGAAACCTGTGGAGGGTATGGATTAGCATCTTTAGAAGCATTATTACTATCTAATTTAACATTCAGTACAATTAATAATAGTTCTGATTCTTTATATAAATTAACTGGTAAGTATGAAACTCCTGTTGTTCCGTTGACTAGTAACGAGGAAGAATTAAGAGAAATATTAACTCAGTTTATTAAAAATATATCTAAAGAAAGTATGATTGAATATATGCAAGGTGTTGGTATGTGGATTGAGGATGCTTACAACCCTAAAAATATAGTTAAACAATTTAAGGAATTAATTGCTTAAATGAAAATTTTTTCATATATTATGTATAATAATAAAAAAGAGAATATAATATGAAAACAAAATTTTTAGGACATTCGTCCATATTAATAGAATCAGGGAAAAGCAGAATAGTTTGTGATCCTTGGTATACTGGTAAAGTATTTAATGAAGGTTGGGATCTACTAACTACCCCTAAATTTAAATTAGCTGATTTAGATTTTAATTATATATGGTACTCCCATGAACATCCAGACCATTTTAGTGTTCCTGATATTAAATCTATTCCTGAAGAAAAAAGAAAAGATATAACTATTCTATTTCAAAAAACTATCGATAATAAAGTCAAAGATTTTTGCATTAATCAAGGATTTAAAGTTAGAGAATTAGAACCTTTTAAAGAAGAAAAACTATGTAATGATTTAACTATTGTAAACGGTACTGATGGATTTGATTCATGGCTATATGCTAAAGATAAAGATAATTCTTTATTAAATCTTAATGATTGTAGATTGTATGATATAGAGATGCTACAAGAAGTAAAAGATAAATTAGGAAGTATAGATGTTCTTTATACTCAGTTTGGTTATGCTAATTGGGTTGGTAATAAAGGTGATTTAACTGGACCTAAGATTGCTAGAGAAATTATTGAAGATCAAATATCAAAGCAAGTTGAAGTTTTAGATCCTAAATACATTGTACCATTTGCAAGTTTTATTTATTTTTGTCATGAAGAAAATAATTACTGGAATGAAAATACAATTAGAATAAAAGAATCATATAAATATTTAAAAACTTTACCTTGTAAAACTTTAGTTTTTTATCCTGAAGATACATGGACATTAGATTCAGAATGGTCTGAAGAATTAAATAAAACTAATATAGATTTGTATGAAAAAGATTTTCAAAGTAAAATAGAAGGACCTTTTGTAAGTTCACCGTCTTATAGTTTTGATCAGTTACAAGAATCATTTAATAAAATGATTACTAAAATAAAGTCAAAAAATAACTGGCAAGCTATTTTAAGGACAAAAAAAGCTGGTTATTTAACACCATCTATAATTCATCTTACTGATTTAGGAATCAATGTAAAATATGATATCACTGCATCAAGTTTAGTATTATCCAATAGTGAGACTATGGATATAGCAATGGCATCTGATAGTTTAAAATTTATAATGGATTTTAAATGGGGTAGAGGTACTTTAATGATTAATAGTAGATTTACTGCTAATTATAAAACGTTTAATAGATTTTTTAAGCAAACTGCTATTTATTATGCTAATAATATTGGTTTAAAATTTCCTGAAACTTTTACTTTAGAAGATTTAAATAAAAATAGTAGTTTTGTTTTACAATTAATGAAGGACTGGGACTTATGATAAATACTTTTATACATGAAACTGCAATAATTGACGGCAATACAGTTATTGGAGAGGGAACTAAAATATGGGCTTTCTCTCATATCAGTAAAGGAGCTAAAATAGGTAAAAATTGTGTGATTGGAGAAGGAGTTCATATTGGACCAGGAGTTATAGTTGGCGATGATTGTAAGATACAAAATCATAGTATTTTATATGAAGGTGTAGAGATAGAGAATAATGTTTTTATTGGACCTAATGTAATTACTACTAATGATCTCTATCCTAAAGCTCAAGGTGAATGGACTAGAGTAAATTTTAGAAAAACTTTAATTAAAAGCTTTTCTTCTATAGGAGCTAATTCAACTATAATATGTGGCAATACTATAGAATCAAACGTACTTATAGGTGCTGGTTCTGTAGTTACTAAAGATATGCCTGAAGGAGCTCTAGCATATGGTAATCCAGCTAAAATAAAAGAGATAAGAGATTAAATAAATGCCTATAGTTATAAGGAATATATTTGAAGATTACGTTAAGGAACGTTTTGATCTTAAAGATTGTATAGCAGTAAATAATGGAAGTAGTGCTATTATTGCTCCTTTATGGTCTATGGATCTTAAACCAGGAGATGAAGTTATAACTACTCCATTTACTTTTATATCTACTGTTACATCGATAATTATTGCAGGTGCTAAACCAGTGTTTGTAGATATAAATGAAGATGATTATTTAATAAATGTTAATCTTATCGAACAAGCTATTACTTCTAGAACTAAAGCTATAATGCCTGTACACTTATTTGGTACTGTTTGTGATATGGATAGAATAAATAGAATAGCTGATAAGCATAACATAGTAGTTATCGAAGATACATCTCAATCGTTTGGTGCTAAATCAAAAGGTAGAATGGCAGGTATGATGTCTGATGTAGGTACATTTTCATTTCAGAAGACTAAAAATATAAATACTTTTGAAGGTGGTATGATTTGTATTCCTAAAGATTCTAGAATAGATTCTGATAAGGTTAGAGCTATATGTAACCAAGGTCAAACAAGTAAATATCATCATGAGTATATTGGTTTTAACTTTAGATTAGCTGAACCTTTATGCTTGTTAGCTTATAGTCAGATGAAGTTACATATGAAAGGAATAGAAGCTGAATTAGGTTTTAGAAATATAAAGAATGGTCATTATCCTTATGTTGTGTACGATCAGCCTGCTATTAAACGTTTAGGTATTACAGGTGATTGTCCTATAGCTGAAAAGACGGCTAAATTTATTAAGGAAAATTATTTTAAAGGGTAATTATGACATATAATAAAATTAATTATTGGAATAATAGAAAAGATCCTAACAATGATTTTTGTAGGTCTCAAACTTACAATCATGTTAATTTAGTTAAACCTTTTATAACTAAAAATTTAAATATATTAGAATATGGTCCTGGTATAGGACGTATGATAGAGTTATATAAAGATCAGACTCATATTAACTTTTTTGATATTTCTAGTGCGTATGAAGAAAGATTAAAACAAAAATGCGATAGTCAAGGGTTAAAAATTCAACAATATATTATTGATAAAGATAATACTATTAAAACCCCTTTTAAAGATAATGAATTTGATATTGTTTGTGCGTTTGAAGTTTTGATTCATAGCCCAGAAACTGAAATTGATGAATTAATTAGAGAATTATCAAGAATAGGCAAAAAAGTAATAGTAATAACTTGGTATAAAAATGGCGAAACATTAAGTTCTAGCTATTGTTTTACTAGAGATTATAAAAATATAATTAAAAAAAATAATTTAAAATTAATACATTGGGATGAAGATTCTCTTTCTTCAATACCTCAAGTATTTTACGTGTATAGCAAATGAAATATAAAGTTGGAATTATAGGTTGTGGTGGAATATTTCCTCGACATATTGAAGCAGTAGAATCTAATAAAAAATTTAAGTTAGTCTCACTATGTGATATACAAACGTCATTAGTTGATAGTCTAGCATCAAGATATTCAGTAAAAGGATACTCTGATTATAAAGAGATGATAGTAAATGAAGATGTTAATTTTATAGTTATTGCTACTCCTAATTCATTACATAAAGAGCAGGCTATTTTTGCACTTGAAAATTGCTGTGATATATTAATTGAAAAACCTGTTGCTTTTACTTCAAATGATATTGAAGATATTATATATGTAGCTAGAAAAGAAAATAAAAATGCTTATTGCGTTTTACAAGTTCGTCTAAATCCTACAGTTGAGTTAGCTAAAGAAATATTAAATCAAAAATTGTTAGGTGATATACGAGGATTTTCATTTACTCAAAGATGGCAAAGACCACTAGAATATTTTTCAGGTTGGAGAGGTGAACCAAAAGTAGGTGGTGGTATATTATATGAAACTGGTATTCATTATTTAGATATTCTACAATTACTTATAGGTCTTCCTAAAAGAATTATAGGAACTAATACATATACTACTAAACATAAAGACGGTGTTATAGAAGATACAGTTTATTCATTAGCTGATTATGGAAGCTTCGGTGGTACTATAGAATCTACTATTGCAGCTGAACCTCATAATATTGAAAGCTCTATAGTACTTATGGGATCAAATGGCTATTTAAAAATCGGTGGTAAAGCGCTAAACGTAATTGAATCAGCTAATTTTTTAAGTAACGGCTCAACTGTTAAATATGAAAATTTACTAAAGCATTATTCATATTCTAAAGATCCAAACTCGTATGGTTCCTATCAAGGTTCATGTCCTAATCATCCTGATGTTTATAAAAATCTTCATAAGTTTAAGTTGGAAGAAACAAAAAATGTTCTTATATTAATAAAAAATATTTATGATAAGGCTGGAATAAAATATGGATAAAAAGGTAGCTATTTTTGGATGTAAAAATACAACTAGATTTTTGATAAATAACTTATCAAAACATATTAATATTAGTAATATTATTACTATTTCTCCTGAGAAAGGAAAGATATGTGAGGTAGCTGATTATAGCAATTTACAGGATTTTAATAATATAGATATATATCATTGTAATAAATACAGCTTAAAAGATTCTCAAGATATTAAATATATATGTAGCTTAAATATAGATATTGCGTTTGTTGTAGGATGGCAAAGATTAATACCAGGAGAAATATTAGATTCATTTTCTATAGGAGCTTTTGGAATGCACGGAAGTTGTATGGATTTACCTCTAGGTAGAGGAAGGTCTCCGATGAATTGGTCAATTATAGAAGGTAGAAAGTCTTTCTATACAAATTTATTTAAATATGATTCAGGTATAGATTCAGGTGATATTTTAGATACTGTGAAGTTTAATATAACTGAACACGATACAGGCGAAACTATGCATTTTAAGAATACAATATCAATGTATTATTTAATTATAAAAAATATTAATGATCTTTTTAATAATAATTTTAATCTTAAAAAGCAAAAAAATATTATACCTACATATTATCCTAAAAGAACTCCAAGTGATAGTTTAATAGATTGGAATAGTGATATATATGCATTACAAAGATTTATAAGAGCTGTTACTAAACCATTTAATGGAGCATATACTTTTAATAATAATAAAAAATTAATAATATATAACGCACAAATATTAGATACTTTATATTTTAGTTATGAAAAAGCATCTAATGGTGAAGTTGTAGAATTATTCTCTAATGGTAAATTTATTGTTAAAGTTATGGGAGGGTTATTATTAATTAATAACTATGAAGGTAATGTGAATAAAGGAGATATTTTAAATAATGGTTCAGAATTAATACATTATTTTGATCTGAATAAGTATGGATATTATGATAAGGAGGTATTAAATGATAACTAATGCATTTAAAAAAGTATTAATTTTAGGAGCTCATACAGATGATGGAGAGATAGGAGCAGGAGCTACAATTTCAAGATTTTGTAGAGAAGGAAAAGAAGTATATTATGTAGCCTTTTCAATATGCGAAGAATCTATACCTGAAGAGTTTCCTAGTGATATTACGTCGAAAGAAATAATTAATGCAGGAAGCAAATTAGGAATACCTAAAGATAATATTGAAATCTTAAGATATAAAGTTAGAAAGTTGCCGGAAAGTAGGCAAGATATATTAGAACATATGATTAGATTAAGAAAGAAAATTCAACCTGATTTAGTTCTTTTACCTAGTTCTTATGATATCCATCAAGATCATAATACTATATATAATGAAGGAGTAAGAGCGTTTAAAAAGACTAATATATTAGGTTTTGAATTACCTTGGAATAATTTAGATATAAGTAATAGATGTTTTATTGAAGTACAAGAAGAAGATCTAAAAAATAAAGTTGATTCAATTTTAGAATATAACTCACAATCATTTAGAACTTATACTAATGAGGAGTATATAAAATCATTATTAATAGTTAGAGGGAATCAAGTTGATTTAGATCTTGCTGAAACGTTTGAAGTAATAAGAGTAATTTTTTAATATGAATAAACTGTTAATATATATTGTATCATACCAGCGTAAGTCATTTACGCAAGGAACTATTGAATGTTTAAATAAAGTAAAGCCTGCTAACTCACAAATAATAGTTTGCGATAATGGATCAACTGATGGTACAAGAGAGTGGTTAGAATTAAACCAAGAAAAGTATAAGTTAGGATTAATATTTCCTGAAGAAAACTTGAGAGTTCCAGGTGCATGGAAACTGTTAACTCAATATTATTCAGAAAATGATTTTGACTATATTTTACCGTTAGATAACGATTACTGGGTACTTCCTGATGAAACATGGTTTTCACAATGTTTAGAAGTATTTAACTCGGATGTTAAAATAGGATCATTAGGATTACAACGTGAAAGAAAAGTCGGATATTTTTGTAGAGGAAAAACTCTTGATCCTAATTTTAAAGATAAAATAATATTTAATAATTTAGAAATCTATGATACTGTTTTTTATGCTGGAGCTCGATTAGATAAATTTCAACTTTGGTATAAAACTATGAAAGACTGGCCGCATAAGTTTATAGGTGATAAGATAGGTAATCATTACAACTCATTAGGTTATAGAACAGTAAAAATTAATCCAGGTGTTATTATTGATATCTCTGAATATAATTTTGATAATAAAGAGCATGTAGATTATAATATTGATTTCTATAAAAATGAAAGAGATAATCAAGAGTATGAACGAACATTAAATATGCACTCTTCTTCTGATGACGGCAGACAATTTATTTCTGATAATTTTGGTGAAAACTTTTTAAAGTACTTATGAGAAATACTAGAATAATAAATAATAAAAAAGTTAAAGACTTAGAAAAGCCTATTGAATTAAAAATAATTACTTTATGTCCTTCGAAGTGGTTACTGATCGATCAAGAAACAGGACAAATTTATAAAGGTACTGAAAATACTGAAATAGGTAAAATGTGGGAACTAATTAATGATAAGAATATTTCAAAGACATTGTAACTTCTCAGAACAATCAGCTAGTAAACCTAGACCTGTTTGGTTTGATAGAGAAAAAATATTTGATCATTTTATGCTAACTTTATTTGACGATAAGTATAATGATAAAGTAGAATATACTGCTTTTCATGATAGTGGTAATGGTAGTATAGAAGATCATTTTTTAAATAATAAAGATTGTAAAACTGTAAGTATTAAAGGTGGTAATGACGCTCAATCATTTTTAAATTTATTAAATTATGTTATCGAAAAACCATATAATGATGAAGATATAATTTATTTTGTAGAAGATGATTATCTTCATAAATATGGATGGGTAGATATATTAGAAGAGGGTGTAAATATGGTAGGAGCAGATTATTTTACTTTATATGATCACCCTGATAAATATTATTTATCTATGTATGAAAATTTAACTTCAAAAGTTATAGCTACTAAAAGTGTTCATTGGAGATCTACTCCATCAACAACTAATACATACGCTTGTAAATTTAGTACACTTAAAAAACATTTTGATATACATGTTAAGTATTGTGATTTAGTAGAAAAGTGGACAAAAGATCATGACAAGTTTACTGAACTATGGGAGAAAGGTTCTAATTTAATATCATGCATACCAGGATATTCAACTCACGTAGAAGGAAATATGTTATCACCTATTATAGATTGGGAAAAAGTATGGAAATATTAGTAACAGGAGGTGCTGGATTTATAGGCACAAATTTAATTAAGAAACTTATTAAAGAAGGTCATAAAGTTACATCATTAGATAACTATGATTCAGGTTTAGTAGAGAATCATCAAGATGGCTGTAAATATATAAAAGGATGTATATTAGAAATTAATAATAAACTTGTAAATAATTATGATGTTATTTTTCATTTAGCTGGATTAAGTAGAATACAACCTTCTTTCGATCAACCATCGCTTACTATAAATATAAATTCGGTTGGTACTGAAAGAGTATTAGCGTTTGCTATGCAATATGAAACTAAAGTTATTTATGCAGGATCATCTTCTAGATGGCACAATCCTTTTCAATCACCATATGCAACTAGTAAGCATCTTGGAGAAGAGATTTGTAAAATGTATAAAAACACATATGATATGGAAATTGAAATATGTAGATTTTATAATGTTTATGGACCTCATGAAATAGTAGATGGTGATTGGGCTGCTGTTACAGGAATTTGGAGAAGACAAGTACGTGATGGTGAACAAATTACTATTGTAGGTGATGGTGAACAGAGGAGAGATTTTACTCACGTAGATGATATTGTAGATGGGTTATATAAAGTATCAACTAAATGTATAGAACACCACGATGCTTGGGAATTAGGTACAGGTAATAATTATTCTATAAATGAAGTTTATCAAATGTTCAAAGAAAGATTTGATGTTGGTGCATGCTATATAGAAGAACAACCTGGTAATTATAGAGTAACAAAAAGAGAAAATGATGATGCTAAAAAATTATTAGGATGGGAACCTAAAGATAGATTAAAGGAATATATAAGCTCGTTATGATAAGTGTAATTATACCAACATATAAAGCTCCTGAAGCTCTAGAAATATGCTTAAAATCAGCATTAGATAATCAAGTTAAATCGAACGAAATTATAGTTGTAGTAGATGGTTTTTATCAATTAAATAAACATATACTTGATAAGTATGTTGGTAAAATATGTATTCTAGATTTAGAAACTAATCAAGGATTATGTAAAGCAACTAATCTAGGAGTATATAACGCATCATCAGATAAAATTTTAATTGTAAATGATGATAACGTATTTCCTCCTGAATGGGATAAATTACTTTTAGAAGATTATGAACAAGGTAGAGTTATTACTCCTAACCAGATCGAACCAAATCCTAGTATGTATGATGAAATGATAATTAAGTCATTTGGAGAGCCTGAAGAATTTGATATGGATCAGTTTAATAAATTTGCTGAGGATTGCTATGAAAATAAACTTACCCCTAAAGGATCAACTTTACCAATATTTATGTCTAAACAAGACTATTTAACTGTAGGAGGATGGGATGAATCTTATCCCGGTGCTTGGGTAGTTGATTGGGAATTTTTCCATAAGTGTAATCTAGCAGGTTATGAGTTAGTTAGAAGTTTAAAAGTTCATTTCTATCATTTTGTATCATACGGAACAGAAGTTACACCTAAAGAAAAAGGTACTAAAGTTCAAAAAGAACAAGCATGTCATGAATGGTTTAATTATAAATGGGGATTTTATCCTAGAAAAAAGATTGAAGATTATAAAATATGAAAAATAATATTAAAAGAAAATATAAAGTAGGTATTATAGGTAATGGGTTTGTAGGTGAATCGACCGCATATGCATTCAGCCCTACTTCAGATGTTAGAATTTACGATGTTGATCCATTAAGAAGTTCACATACACTAGAAGAAGTTTGTAAATGTGATTTTGTATTTATAGCTGTACCAACACCTATGAAAAAAGATGGTTCACAAGATATATCATTTATTGAAAATGTATTTAATTCAGTTACTCCTGGACCTACTTATATTATTAAGTCAACTATATTACCAGGAACTACAAATAAATTAATTGAGAGTTTTAAAAAATTAGATATTATTTTTAGTCCTGAATTTTTAACTGAACGAACTGCTAAACTTGATATGCTTACTCAAGCAAGAGTAGTTTTTGGAGGTAAAAAAGAGCTATGTAATAAAATAGTTAAGCTTTATAAACAACGCTTTATGAAACGTCACTTTATTATAACTGACCCTACAACTGCTGAATATATTAAATATATGAATAATACTTTCTTTGCTACTAAAGTATCGATTATGAATGAATTTAAAAGATTAGGTTCAATACTAAATATAGATTGGGAAACTGCTATTGAAGGATTTGCTTCTGACGGAAGGATAGGTGACAGTCATTTACATGTACCTGGTCCTGATGGTAAGTTAGGATATGGAGGAACTTGCTTTCCTAAAGATGTAAACGCTTTAATTAGTATGGGTAGAGAATTAAATGCGCCTATGAATACTTTAGAAGCAGGTTGGAAAACTAATTTAGAAGTTAGACCTGAAAAAGATTGGGAGCAACTTAAGGGTAGAGCTGTTATTGAACATGATAGTAAACAATTAAATTTATGGCCTGAAGGAAGTCCATTAAAATACCTAACTCCTTCGGATTATCAGATGGGAAATTAATTTTTGGAATATTTATTATTACATAAAGATGAAACTGAAAGTTATTTAACTATAGGAACAGATAATGGTTTTGGAGTATTCTGGGCTGATCAAGGTTTAAAAGCTCTAATGAATATTGTCGAGAAAGATCCTGATAGATTAAGTACGTTAGTAATAAAAACCGATAGAAATGAAACACTTACAGTGGGAGAGTTTCTAGAAAGAATAGAAAAATTAAAGGTCAGGATTCAATGAAGCGTGTACAAAATTGGAGAGATTATCTTGAAGGTGATAACTCTCAATGGAAAGAAAAAATAGTTAAAAGGAAAAAATTAAAAGACGACGATGATTTTGATAAATCTCGTAAAAAGAAAAAAAAGAAGTATAAGTAGTAAATGAGTAAAACAGCTAAATCTAAATCAGGTAAGTACGTTTGTAGGATAGGATATCTAGAGATAAGACAGAAGATAACTTTTAAAAAACCTACCGAAGTATTTGTAGTTCATAAGAAAAATGCTGTAGCAGGCCCATATAAAAATATAGAAGAAGCTATTTTAAATGCAAAAAGATGTATTAATGAAGGTATTAGATATAGTAAGCATAAATAAAAATATTCAAACTTCTAATGGAATGTTATATGAAGGTACTAGAGTAAAAATACAAGTACTTAACGATAAAGAAGTTCAAGTTTCTGATAAAGCTGGTCGTCTATTCTGGGTAAAAACTACCGATATTTCAGTGTAATAATATACTAGTTGATATTTATATAAGACTAGATATAGAATTCGGAGATTAAAATGGCTTTAGATATCAAAAAAATTATCAAGCAAGAAACTGCTAAAGTTATGTTAGAACAACATTTATTAGAAGCAGAAACACCAGATCATTTCGGTGGAGGTGAAAACATTGAAATATATGGTTATAAAACAGAAAATTTCGATATATGTAAATCAGCAGTAATTTTATTTAATAAGATAAAAGAAGAAAATTTAGAAGGCATGGCAGTAGATCATGCTAAAAAATCAGCTGAACATTTAGATAAAGTATTTGGTATCGAAAAAGATGTAGTTGAAGAAGGTTCAGCATCTCCTGAGCAAATCGAAGAAGCTATTGATAATAATATGCTATTCGGTTACGAGTTAGGAAGTTTAGCTATGCATACTAATAACGATTATACTCGTGATACAGGTTTTGCTAAAATGCATGTAATGGAAATAGCTAATAGATATGATGGTACGATGACTGAATATGGTGCTAATACTACTTACGGTACATCTTTTGCACATGGTTCAGCTGAAGAAGAAGTATCAGAAAGTAAAATTAATGAAGCTCCGATGGATAAAAGATTTGCAAAAGAATTTGAGTCTAGTGTTAAAGCATTTACAAATCACATAAAACATGAATTATCATCTGCTCAAGGTTCTGATAAGTCTGTATTGAAAAAAATGCTACAAAACCTTATGACAGTTTCAGGATATCCAAAACTAATGACTAGAATTGTTGGTGAAGGTAAAATTAACGAAATATCTACTAAAGCTGGTTTAGAAGATGTAATTAAAGGAAGAACATCTGCTATTGAAGGTATTAAGATGTCGAAAGATTTAGCTCAAGGAATGATGGATTTTATTATGAGATCACCTTACGGTAGAAAGTATGGTAAGCAAATAATGAAAGGTAGAATTGCAGCATTAATTGGGCCAGCAAATGCATTTGGTATCGAAAGATATCTATCACCTAAAGCTAAAAAAGAATTTAAAGATATATATAAAAAGCATGGACCTAAGAGAGAAGTAAAAGAAGCTGCTCCAGGTTATATGCATGATTGTGCATCTAAAGTTATCCATAAAGAGCATGGAGCTGGAACTTGTATACCTGAACATCACAATTTAGTTAAAGAAGGAAACAAGTGGGTTGTAACTGAATATGATGTTAAATTTGATAGTGGAAAGGTAGTAAAGAATGTTCCAGTTAACGAATTAAAAATCGTTTCTGAATCTCATCACGGACACAAGAGAAGAAAAAAAAGAAAAAAAGAATCTATAGGTGAAGCTAAAATTAAGAAAGGTAGTATTGTAATAGCTAAATCAGGTGTACATAAAGGCGAGAAGCACAAAGTAATACATGACTTTGGAGATGGTAGATATAATATTCAACCACTAGGATTTAGAAACAAATATCGTATGGGTGCTGCAGGTGCATCTGAAAAAGATCTTAAATTAGTTAAAGAGACTAGTATTCAAGAAAAGATAGCTAATTTAACTCCTAATCAGAAAGTTAAACTGAAAGAAAAGTTAGTATTCTATAGAGATAAAAAAGATAGATTAAGAAGATTTGATACTGATAAAGCTGCAAATAAAAGGCTGAGTAGATAATATGTTAAGAACGCAATTAATAGATATGATATATGAAGAACTATTTAACGAGCTTCATAAGAAAGGTCATAAAGATCCTAAAGGTAGAAAACTTATGAAAGGTGAAGAAGATCTTGATGAAGCTATCAACAAAAGCGATGCTAAATATACTATGAAAATGATGTTTGATAATCATGGATTTGGTAAAGCGTTAAAACATATGAAGATATTAAGAAGAGGTATTACTCTTAATATGTCTTCTTATATGGGACCTGGTAAAGTATTAAATAAAATTGTTAAAGATTTTAACGATGTTATGGGCACTAAATATAAAATAGATGTTGATTCATTTCAGAAAGGTCATGTTACTAGTATAGAGTTGAAAGAAGGCAAGTTAACTGAAGACTATTCTCAAAGAAAGCGTAACTTTACAGCTGAGTTAAGAAAAAAGATGGAGCTAGCTAAAAATGGTACAACCATGAAGATTGGAAAACATAGCTGGACAAAGGTAAAGAATAATTGGAAAGGTGGAAAATATAATAGAACTGAACCTCACCAATTACTTATACCAGCTATCACTGATGATATGTATATGGATATTAAAAATTCACGAGACTATAACGCAGCTGATGTAATATCAAAAATAAAATTTGAGAGTAAAGTACATGAAATGAGTGCTACTGCTAGAAAGCATGGTAAGTTTGGTAGTACAGGGGTACCTTTTCCTACTGAAAAACCTAATGAATTTGCATACATGGACTTCGCTAAATATATAAAAAAGAATGAAAAGAAAGTAATTAAGTTTCTTAAACAAATTAGACCTGATGCATTCTTTAAAGCATTAGAAAATTTCTGGTCAGGGTGGGATAGAAAAACTAATAATAGTGCTTTTTCTAATATTAGAGGTAACAAGTTTGGAAGAGAGCTAGCTTTAATGTTGAGAAAAGATGGTTTAGTATTTAAAAATACAGGCAATAAAATAACTAATCTTAAAGAAGCGTCTAATGTTTGGAAAAGATTTGATGCAATGCAAAAATTGCAAGGTAATATTATGGATGTAGAAGATGAGATGAGAGATATTACTAACGATCTAAAACAGTTACATATGGATATGGAACAGGAAGCTGAACCAGGAGGAGGTAGAATAGCTGATAGATATGGAAGAGATATAGAAAAGAAAGAAAAAGAATATAAAAAGAAAAAAGCTGAGTTTAAAAAGCTTATGAAGCAGTTAGATAAATTAGAACAATTCTAGGAGCAATAAAATGAAACTAAAGAAAATATTAAAGGAGTCAAATGCTCCAGGATTTAAGAATAGAAAGTTTGGTGAACCTTTACCAACCTTAAGTTCAGTAATGAAAGAGTATCAAAAGAAAAATACAGTAACTGGTAAAGATCCATCTCACCCTTCTGCAATAAATGAAGAATATATTGAGATAATGGATGGATTAACTCAAGGTTTAACGTTAATCAAAGATGCTTGGAATGATTGGAAAAGTGGTCCTATGACTGAGCCGAGTGATATTAGACCAGCACAACGAGAGTTAATGAAGTATGTTACTGATTTTATGAAGAAAAATATAAAATAGGAGAATATAAATGTCTGAAAAGTATGTAAATAAGGATGGTAAATTTAATCACGGTAAATGGATTCGTGAGAATATGTCTGTGATGAAGAATCAAGATATTAATGCTCAAGGTAACTCATTAGCATATAGATTTACTGAGCCACAACAGAAAGCAGTAGAGAAGTTTCTTAAGAAAAACTCAACTGATCCTAAAGTTAAAGAATTATTAGCTACTAAAAATGATAAATATTCTTCTGATGTCTACGTAAAGATCGGTAGAGGTGTTTATGCATTATATGCTAGTTATGGAGCTTATAGATTAGGTGCTGGTGGTAAATTATCTAAATGGTCTCCAGCTATGGAAAAAGAAGTAGTAAAAGTTTTAGGTGAAGGTAAGATTCAATTAGCAGAAAGATTAGATAGCAGCACATTCAGAAGAATGGATGGATTGCATCACGTAAGAAATATGAAAACTGCTTTGAATTATCTTGTTGATATTTATCATGATCTAGAAGATGAAGGTTTTGAACCATATGAAATACTAGAGTTTTTTACTATGAAAATGGAACAGAAACTCGGCGGTCGTACTAGATAATGGACAAGTATATTTATAGAGGTAAATTAGAAAGGGTTGTAGATGGTGATACTATTGATGCTCTTATCGACGTTGGGTTCGATATATGGGTCAAGAAAAGGATTCGATACAAAGGAATAGATACATGGGAGTCAAGGACTCGAAACCTCGAAGAAAAAAAGCTTGGTTTAGCAGCTAAAGCTAGAAATAAAGAATTATTAGAGAAAGTGTCCAGCAAGTCTGGATATTTTCGATTAAAATCCTACGGAGTAGGTAAGTACGGAAGAGTACTTGGAGAATTATTTATTGAAGACAATGAAGGTATTCAATATAATATTAATAAAACGTTAATTAATGAAGGTCACGCATATGTTTACGAAGGTGGCGCAAAAAAAGTTTACAAGGAGAATAACGATGGTAAATTGGATAAATAGCTGGAGAAAAGGCAATAAAAAAGAAAAATTTGAAATAACAATTAGATTTGCAAGAATAACGGTTCTAGAAATATATTGGAATCCGGGAAGAGAGTTTAAGTTCTTGATATTGAATTTTGGAGTACAAATATGAGATTATTTTTATTTTTACTAACTTTTTTACCTTTAGTTACATTAGGTCAAAATAGTTGGATTAACGTACAATTACTAACGGATGATTATCCAGAAGAAACCAGCTGGACAATTACACCTCCAAATGGTTCACCAATTATTGCACAGTCTGATTCTATAATGACTGATCAAACTTTATATGATACTATAATTCCTCTTGGTGGAACTATAGTTGTTAATTTATATGATCAATATGGTGATGGATTAGGTGGATTTAATGGTTCACCAGAAGGTTGGTTTTTAATTCAAAATGATTGTCAAGATACTTTACTGTATGTAGCGGGTGATTTTGGTTCTTTTTATACTGATACTTTAATTATAGCACCATGTGCTCCACCAGTATCAGGATGTACTGATATAAATGCTACAAATTATGATTCACTTGCCACTGTAGAAGATGGGTCTTGTACTTATCCTCCTTGTGATGGCTTTCTTACTTATTCAGCATCTCAAACTTGCTTACCAAATGGTCAAACATTAGCTCAGTTCTTTTGGACTTTAGACAGTAATATCAGCTGTCAGCCAGTATTCTTTTGGTATTCAAACGAAGATGGAGTTGGACCTTTTCAATATGGACTTGGACCTAACTCTTTAGATTTTGCAGTTTATGCTGGAAACGGACAAATGCCTCCGAATTGGGAAGTAGAGCATTATGGCTGGGTAGAATTTGCAGATGGTAGTTTATCTGATACAATAGCTTATACACCAACGCCATGTATTGCAGGATGTACTGATCCAACTCAGATATCTTATAATCCATGGGCAACATTTGATGATGGTTCTTGTGCTGGTACAACTTGTGATACTGCAACACAATATCAAATAACTTTAGATATAACATTAGATAATTGGCCAGGCGAAACAAGTTGGCAGTTTGTAGATGGATTAGGAAATACATTTGATTATCCAGTTGGAACTTATGATTTTAATGATATAGGCCAAACTTATACGTATACTTTTTGTGTAGATCAAAATGCTGCTTTTGAAATGATTATTAATGATGACTTCGGTGATGGTATGGCAGGCTCTACATCAGGTGGAACAATGGATGGAGCTATCAATATTTATGATTGTTCAGGAGATACAATTTGGTATATGGATAATCCAGGATTTGGAAATGTATTATATTCTGGAGCTTTAAATGCAACTCCATGTCCTACTATTCCAGTAATAGATGGTTGTACTGATGACGATTATGTAGAATTTAATCCTTTAGCAAATAATGACGATGGCTCTTGTGCAACATTACATACTTATGGTTGTACTAATCCTAATGCATTTAATTATGATTCAAATGCTACAATGATGGATCTTATACCTGATTGTAATTATGAGTTATGGATAGGAGATGCTGGAGGAGATGGTTGGGGTAACTCATTTATTGGTATCTATCAAAATGGAATTGATCTTGGTACTTATACATTAGGACCTGGAAATTATCAAAATACATGGAATATAATATTAGATCCAGGTGTACCTGTAGAGGTTAGATATTTTGAAGTTGGTGGACCACAACAACCACCTCAGGAAGTACAATTTCAAACATGGCACAATTCATTTAAATTAACAAATGCAAATGGTGTTGTATTAATGCATGAAGGTCAGAATCCTTTTGCAAATAATGGACAAGGAGCTCTTCAATCGTTTGAATCTCCATTCTGGACAAAATATGTAGATATTCCGTTCTGTGGAACAACTTGTATTCCAACAGTACTTGGTTGTATGGATACAAATTCATTTAATTATAATCCAAACGCAAATACAGATGATGGAACTTGTATTCCTTTTATATATGGATGTACTAATGAATTTGCATTTAATTATGATTCTCTAGCAAATATGGATGATGGCTCGTGTATTGCAATAGTAAATGGGTGTATGGATTCAACTGCAGATAATTATAATTCAAATGCTAATGTAGATGATGGCTCATGCTACTATATAGGTTGTACTGATACTACAGCATTAAATTATGATTCTAACGCAACTGTAAATAATGGTTGTATATATCCTGTTTATGGCTGTACTGACCCACAAGCGTTTAATTATAATCCTTTAGCTAATGTCGATGATAATAGTTGTATTCCTGTAATTTATGGATGTACAGATCCAACAATGTTTAACTACGATACAACAGCTAATACTGATAACGGCTCATGTATTCCTTATATTTATGGATGTATTGATTCTTTATCATTTAACTACGACCCTACAGCAAATACTGACAATGGAAGCTGTATACCATTTGTTTATGGTTGTACGGATGTAACTGCATTAAATTATGATCCTCTAGCTAACACTCTAGATAATTCATGTTGTTATATAGGAGGTTGTACGGATGTAACTGCATTAAATTATGATCCTGATGCATGTTTCGATGATGGAACTTGTGTAGTAATTATAGAAGGATGTACAGACGTTTCAGCATTTAATTTTAATCCATTAGCTAATGTATCGGATTCAAGTTGTCTATATGATGCTGGATGTTATGGAGGACCAGGAATACCTTATTGGTTAAATGATGGATGTTATGCTTGGGTTATTGATGTAGATGATTATTGTTGTACTACTGATTGGGATGCTAATTGTCAGTCAATGTATGATTATTGTGAGCAAGGATGGCCAACATCAGTTGATGAATTAGGTGAAAGTGGTATAGTTGTATATCCTAATCCAACTGAAAGTACTCTTAATATAGAAACTAGATTAGATGTAGAAATTGAATTATGGGATATGGCTGGTAGAAGAATTTTAAATACAAAAGATACTAGAATCGATCTATCAGAACTTAATTCAGGAGTGTATAACTTGATAATTATATATGATAATATAAGATTTAATAAGAGGGTAGTAAAACAATGACAGAGAGAACACCAAAACAATATAAAGAAAGCTGTCGAAGAAAAGTAGCTGCTTTCCTAGGTTTAGTATTTTTAACTTTCTTAATGTTAATATCGAGCTGTGCTCATGCTCAAGAAAGTAAAGTTAAATCGTTTTTAAAAGATGATTTATTTAAATTTGCAACATTTTACGGTGCTATAAACGGAGGTAACTCTATATCCGATATAGATATTTATTCAGTAACAAATGGATTAGAAACTAATACTATTGAAACTCCTTTTGATTATTCAATTACTTTTGGAGTTAGAAAGATCGCCAGATTAGGATATGAAAATAGAGCTAATGTATTTTATGATGGAACTGAGAAATCATTTTCAGATGCTGCTACTATCGGTAAAGTAAAAGGGTTTGAGTTTTTATTTGAAGGTGATTATACTAGACAACAAGGTACTAATTTTCTTAATCAACATCATTTTTTAAGATATGTCGGAGAAAAATGGATTGCTAAAGTTGAATATTTAGAAGATGGGTTTGCTGATATAAAATATTTTGAAGCATCTCAAAGATATAGACAGAATCTAGGTAGAAAATTATCATTAAATATCGGTACTGTTCAAAGACTTTCTGAACCTTACGGTTATGATCCTTTAGAAGAATGGAAACTATCTAATGGTAATTTACATTATACTTATTTAGCATTACAAGAAGGGTATACTGTTGAATTCGATGGATTAGGTGGTGAAAGCTATTATGATCCATCAGGTAATCTAGTTGCTGAAAATACTCAGATATGGGAAGGAGTTGTAGTTCCTCAAGTTTTATCTGAATATACTGAAAAGAAGAGAGGTCAACTGGATCAAACGTTTGAATATTCTTTAGTAGTAGGTTTTGATTTTTATCATTATACTAAAGACTTTTGGTTACATTCATGGGGTAATTTAATGCCTTATCATTATGATGATGGTGATGAATTTTCATATCACGCTTATAATAATGGTCAGTGGTTAGATTATTCAGGTGGATTAATATTTGGTTATAAATTTAATAAGAGTTTAGGAGTTTTTCTAGAAGGAAAATATAACAAATATTGGAATCGTAACTGGCACGATTTTAGCGTAGGGATTAACTACGTAATAAGGTAGGAGTAAATTAAAATGGCAAAAGAATTAAATGAAGACACAGGTTTTAAGGTTAGTATAAAAACATTGATAGCAATAGGTTTTGCTATGGCTACAATTATTGGTATGTGGTTTGCTCTTCAAGCTGATATAGAAGAAGCTAAAGAATTGCCTATCCCTCCACCACCAGATGTAACGCGTATGGAATTTGATATGAAAGATAAGAATATACGTTTAACGATAGAAAATACTCAAGAAGATGTCGAAGAAATAAAAGAAGATCTTGATAGAATAGAAGAAAAAATCGACGAATTAAACAGGAGATAGTTATGAAATTATTTAAACTAATACTACTTTTAATGATTCCAGTGTTTGGTATGACACAGACATTAAAGGTAGGAAGTGAACTTACTATTGTTCATTTCAATGCTGGTTGGAATTCAGCTGCTGATGTTAAATGGGTAGGTGATTTAAAAGATGCTAAAATTAAAAAATGTGATATAGCTACTGATACTAAAGCTCAAGATAAATATGAAATAGTTGTTGTACCGACTATTATTATTTTTTATGAAGGTGAAGAAGTTAAACGTTTTCAAGCTGATATATCTTTTGCTATGAAAGCAACTAAAGAAGAGGTACAAGAGAAAATTGACGAAATATTAATGGATTCGTTTTAGGAGATAAAAATGGGTAAAAGTAAATTAAGTAAAGTTGTTGATAAATTATTAGAGAAAACAACTATTGATGAAAAAGTAATGAATAAATTACATGAAATACTAGATAGAACTGAAATTGACGATAAAATCGTAGAAGAATATAAAGAAGCAGTAGAATCAGGATTAATTGATAAGATAAAATGCTATATAAAGTGTTACGGTGGATATTTATTAGCACTAGGAGCTGGCTGTCTATTTGGTGTAAATGGTTGGTGGGGACTAATATTTTTAGTAGCTTCAGGTGTATGGGCATATTGGGCTACAGAACGTAATAAAAACGGATATTGTAAGAGGTAATATGAGCTGGAAAAATATATTTAAAGATGATAACACCTGGAACGAAAAAAGTATTATAGGTTTTTGTGCTTTTGTAGTAATGGTTGTTGTAATGTTAGCCGACGTAATAACAGGATGGGTCGGGAATGATTTAGTAATAAATGAAGCAATCTATAATTCATTTGTGATGGTAGTTCTAGGTTGCTTCGGTATAGCAGGTTTAGAAAAATTTGCAAATAGGAAATAAGAATATGTATACAAGAGAACAGGTAGAAGCTGCCGTAAAAGCTAAAGATTATAAATGGTTTGAGAATGGTGATTATAACGTTAACATCGTTGGAATAAGAAATATGGCTACAGGAACTAGAGTGACTAATAAGTTCGATGACCATATTACTATATCGTATAAAGATGAAGGTGAATGGAAGTTTCATTGTTATGAATGTACGACTGATCCAGGTGATGATTGGATGGATAATCCTATGTTAGATAAAGGATGTGCTATATTAGTACCTGGTCAATACAGAGGATCTCATAAGTTAAGATTACATCAAGGAAGGTATTTAGCTTTAGGACAACATAGATCTGTAAAAGTATATAGAGATAGAGATAAAGATGGACATTATGATTTTGATGATACTACTATAGACGAAGGTTTATTTGGTATTAATATTCATAGAGCCACTAAATATGCAGGCAAAACCTCTACATATGTAGATAAATGGTCAGCAGGATGCCAAGTAATTGCATCTAATGATGATTGGCATTCTTTTTTAGATATCTGTCAAACAGCTAGAGATAAGTGGGATAATAATTTTACGTATACTTTGTTAACGAGTGATGACATTGTATAATTTAGAACCAGATGAATGGGATAATTGGTATCCTGATACTGAATTATGATTAAAATAAAAGACATATTAACCGAAGATAAAGTAAGAGGTGGGCTAGGTAAATGGTTCCGTCAAAAATGGGTTGATGTGTCTCGTAAAACTAAAAGCGGTAAGCATCCTAAATGTGGTGCTTCCGCTGATAGTAAATCTAGAGCTGGTGGTAAACGAGCATATCCTAAATGTGTACCAGCTTCTAAAGCTGCTAGTATGAGTAAGAAAGATAAAGCATCTGCAACTAGAAGAAAACGTGCTGCATATAAAGGCACGGGTAAACCAGGGAAGAAACCGAAAATGGTATCAACAGAACAAAAATTACAAGAAATTAATAGATTAGTTGAAAAAAATAAACCAACTAAGCCAGACAAGTGGGCATACGCTTTAGCTCAAGCTAGAAAAAAGTTTGATGTATATCCATCTGCTTATGCTAATGCATGGGCAGCTAAAAAATATAAAAGTTTAGGTGGTGGATGGCGTAAAAGCTGATATTTATATATATGATTAAGTTAAAAAATATATTAAATGAAGATTCTCATGAACAGCCTCAAGAGATTAATGCTGACCTTAGATTACCTAAGGGTAAAACAATAGTTTTACAAGCTGATACTGATGAACATAAGCGAGGACTTATAGTAAGATGGAAAAATGATGGAGGGTATGATGTAGCTTATTGGTATGGCTCACCTGATAATATAGTTTCAGCTGAATTAAGAGCAGCTAATACTCCTGCTGACGATTTTAGAGAACATGGTAAATCATTTGGTCATCCTAAATTTGTTTGGTTAGGATACCATCCTGAAATAGGTAAGATTGACGGTGATTAAATTAAAAGACATATTAAATGAAGCTCCTAGGATTCCAAGGAAGAAAGGTCAACATAGAGGTTCTTCCTCTCATTCTGATCTATATACTGATGAAAATCCTAAAGGAACTATTCATGGTCTTAAATTTGCTACAGTAAAAGATGCTAAAGCGTCAGTAAGTAAAATAAAATCATCAGGCAAAAAACATGCACATAAAGTTCAAGCTGCAGTAGCAATGGAACAAAGAGCTAAAGCTGCTGGTAAAACTGCTCAAGCTGCAGTATATAGAAAGTATATCAATTCAGTTAAGAAAAGTGAAACTAGTTTAAAGAAAATGGCTGAAAAGTTTGCATCTAAAGCTCAACAAAGATTTATGTTTGCTACAGATAAAGATGCAGCTAAAAAAATAGCAAGTAAAATGACTAAAAAGGATTACGAAGAACTTCCTGATAGAGTTAAAGAGGGTACTTGTGGATATGGTATCAATGGAAAAATAGGTAAAAAGCCTGCTGGACCTGATTTATTAAAAAAAGAGTTTCATCACGGTAAAGCTCCAAGTGCTAAAGATCCTTCTAAAGATGCTGGTAAAAGAGCATTTAAGGGTAAAGGATATAGAGTAACATTAAAAAAAGGTAGAAATTATACTCTTAAAGGTATTTATCAAGCTACATATAAAGATAATCCAGGATTATCTAAAGAACGAGCTAAATCTGTAGCTGCTAGAATATATAAATCTATGAAAGAGAATACAGTAACTGATCATGATGGTAAAGCTGCACCTTATGGATCAGGATATGATAAATTTGATGAAAACTTTAGAGATGGTAAAGTAAAGGGTAAAAGTAGACCTGGAAGAGTAAAACGTTCAGGAGCTAGTTGTAAAGGCTCAGTAACTGATTTAAGAGCTAAAGCTAAAAAGTATGGTGGTGAGAAGGGAAAGATGTATCACTGGTGTGCTAACATGAAATCAGGGAGAAAGTAATGAAAGAACAAAGTAAAGGACTATGGCATAATATTAATCAGAAGAAGAAACGTGGAGAGAGATCAGCTCGTAAAGGGTCTAAAGCTTATAAAGCGGCTGTTAAGGCTGGTAATAAACTAAAGAAAGGTAAAAGTGAAAGCGTACTTTATAGAAGTAATAAATTACGTTTAGAAATAGTCGAACATTCAGAACCTGTATTATTTCAAGAAGCAGAATATCAAGGTAGAAAAGTTAAGCTTAATAAAATAATGCAAGGTGATGTAAAAAAATTTAAAGTTTATGTAAAAAATCCTAAAGGTAATGTGGTTAAAGTAAACTTTGGACAAAAGGGTATGAGTATTAAAAAAGATAATCCAGCAAGGAGAAAATCATTTAGAGCAAGACATAATTGTGATAATCCAGGACCTAAAACTAAAGCAAGGTACTGGTCTTGTCGAAAATGGTAAGTTATGAAAAAGTATTTATTTCCAAGTGTAGTTGCTATATCTGCTCTATCAGTATCAGTATCTGCAGCTTTTTATTCAGTTTTTGGATTAAGTAAATTATTTGCAGGAGCTTCTTTAGAAGTTATTATAATGGCTGGAGCTCTAGAAGCAGCTAAATTAGTAGTTGCATCTTTATTATATCAATATTGGACTGATATTAATAAATGGTTAAGAACATACTTAGTTCTAGCAGTGTTTATATTAATGATAATTACTTCCGGTGGTATATATGGATTTCTTTCAGGTGCATTTCAAGAAACTAATACTGAATCTCAGTTTTTAGATAAGCAAGTTCAAATATTAGATGCTAAAAGAACAAGATTTATAGAATCTAGAGATGATTATAAATTGAGAGTAAGTGAGTTAACCACTGCTTTAGCTAACCCTACTATGATTCAGTATGTAGATAGAGAATCAGGTCAATTAGTTACTACTACTTCATCTAGAGTAAGGAAAATAAAACAGAAGGAATTATCTGAAACTAAAGATAATTTATCAGCAGTTACTGATAGTATAGCTTTATATGACGTAAAAATATTAGAGATGCAAATAGGTAACGAATCAGCTAGAGAATTAGGTCCTTTAAAATATATGGCTAATTTAACTAATAAGCCAATGGAGCAAATAGTAAATTGGTTTATGTTACTAATTATTTTTGTATTCGATCCATTAGCAGTAACAATGGTTATCGCAGCTAATGTAGCTTTTGAAAAAGTTAAGCCTAAACGTAAAATTAAAAATAAAGATTTAGTTATAGTACCTGAAAAAAAGGTAGAGCCTGTTATAGTTGAGAAAAAAATAGTTCAAGATTTAGATAAAAATGAAATAAAAAACATAGTTATTAATACTATGAGAGAATATCCTGATATTAATATTAGGATGAAGAAATAGTTGCATATAAACTATTTTTTTCTTATATTTTGATATGATTAAAAACATGACACTTAAGAATAGAGCAGTTCATAAAGTTATTGAATGTATTAATTCAAGTGAGAATTTATATCATTTAGCAGCATGTAAAAAAATGATTAATCTTTTATATAATTATGATATAAAATCTTCATCATTAACTTACGTAATGCTGAAATATAGAAGTAAACATAAGGAGTTACATGATGGATAAATATTGGGTTACAACAACAACATGGGGAGATATACCCTTTAAATATGTGGAGGTAAAATAATGTATTTGAAAGCATATCTAATACCTACTGAAAAAAATACTAGAGATGAGTGGATTATAAATTTACATCTTAATGATAATACAAAAATTGAAGCTAAAATAGTTAAAGGTTACAAAAATTGTATTAAAGAATGTAAAGATTGGTCAGAAAAATTAAATGACTGCCCTTATGAAATAGGTGGTGTTCAATACAATGGCAAAGAAATTTAAAAGAAACGGTAGAGGAGGTAGTTTTAATATTTTAGAAAGTGAAATTCGCCATGCTATGGATAATTCACAATCTAATAGAGCAGCTGCTAGATTTCTTGGAGTAGATTATAGAACTTATAAGAAATATGCAGAGATGTATACCGGCTCAGATGGTAGAAACTTATTTGAAGTACATAAAAATCAAAGAGGTTTAGGATTAAAGCATAAATCTAGAAAAGGGTATAAAAATAGATACCCCATTAATGAAGTGATAGAAGGTAAGCATCCAGATCATCCTCCAGCTAAATTAAAGCAACGTTTGTTTGTAGAAGCATATAAAGCAGAAGAATGTGAGGTATGTGGATTTGATGAACGTAGAATGACTGATTATACAGTACCGTTAATGTTGGATTGGTTAGATGGAGATAAAACTAATCATAAATTAGAAAATTTAAGAGTTCTATGTCTTAATTGTTATTATCTGCAGGTAGGGAATCCATGTAATTCCAGAGCAGGTAAACGTGAATATAAAAAAAATGGAGGATTCTAATGAATGAAAAGAAAATTACTATGTTAACTGATAAAGATTGCATTCAATGTGCAATATTTTTAAAAGTTATCGAAGAATATTGTAGCAAAAATCGTATTAAATTTGATTTTATTGAAAAAGATGATATACCTAAACAGCTACGTCCTTTTGCATATCCTACTTTAAAAATACAATATAATCAAGCTCAAGGTCAGTTATGGATTGATGTAGCTAGTCTTGAATACTTTAAAGATTTAAGTAATGATTTCAGAGAACTTTTTTTGAAAAAACATTGGTAAAAAGTTGCTAGTCTGAGATTTTTTTACCATATTTAGGTATGTTATTAGTGCTATTAGGAGGATTTATTATTAAAAAAGTTTGGAAATAACTGTGAAAATAGTTGCCTCCCTGAGAAATAGTTCTTATATTTATATTATAAATAAAAACGCTATAAGATATGTTTAGATCGCATTCAAATTTTTGGTTAGGAGACTGGAACTCTAACGAAGATGTATTAACTGGTAAAGTATCAGAAGGTAAAGATTATGTAAAATTAGCTTCTACTTTGAGAGCTGTAGGTAATTTTGTTCAGATTGTAACTGGTCAGAATATTCCTGTGAAGTTCGAAGGTAGTGATTCTTTTACTGATGGTAAGAAAGTTACTATTTCTGCTAATGTAAAAGATAATAACTTCGATGCTACTGTTGGTTTAGCTCTTCATGAAGGTTCTCATATTAAGTTATCTGATTTTAAATTATTGAAGAATCTTGGTAATCATACTAATGATCTTATTAGAGAAGGTGTTGATTCTTGGACTGTAAAGACTAGAGTTAAAGATATTATGAATGTAGTTGAAGATAGAAGAATTGATAATTTTATCTATACTTCAGCTCCTGGTTATAGACCTTATTATGATTCTATGTATAATAAGTATTTTAACTCGAAATCTATCGATAAAGGTCTTAAGTCTACTGAATATAGAACTGAAGATTGGGATTCTTATATGTTCAGACTTGTTAATATTACTAATAAGAATAGAGATTTAGATGCTCTTGAGGGATTGAGAGAGATTTGGAGACTATTAGATCTTGGTAATATTTCTAGACTTAAGACTTCTAATGATGCTCTTGAAGTTGCTAAAGAGATATATGTTGTTATTGATACTTGTATTATGGGTGCTGAAGCTGAAAAGCAAGAAGAGAAAGATCCTTCTGATTGTAATTGTGAGAATGGTGAGAATGGTCAGAGTGAAGAGTCTAAAACTCCTGAAGGTCAGTGTGATGATGATGGTTCTACTGCTGAAGGTGAAGAAGCTAAAGGTAGTAATAGTAGTGATATTGAGCTTACTAATAGAGAAAAAACTATGCTTAATAACGCTGTTAGAAAGCAGAAAGATTTTATGAACGGTGCCGTTAAGAAGTCTAATATGTCTAAAGCTGATAGAAAGAAAGTTAATGCTATTAGTAAGTCAGGAGCTTCTGCTAAAGAAGTTGGTAAAGGTGCTAATGCTAACTGGAATGCTTGGAAAAAGCCTACTGTAGACTGTATCGTTATCGAGAAGTTTAATAAAGAGCTTATAGATGCTGGTGTTTACGATTGCTTACTTTATGATAGTTCTGAGTATGGTGTTAAAAATGCTAATTATCAGCAAGATACGATTAATAGAGGTGTTAGATTAGGTACTATGCTAGGTAGAAAGTTAGAAGTTCGTAATCAAGCTAATACTCTTAAGTATAATCGTTTGAGAACTGGTAAATTAGATAGAAGAGCTGTTGCTAGTCTAGGTTACGGTGCTGAAGCTGTATTTGAAAAAGTATTAACTTCTAGTCATAATGATGTGTCTCTTCATTTATCTATTGATGCTTCTGGATCTATGAATGGTGAAAGATGGAGAAACGCTCAAGTAGCTGCTGTTGCGATCGCTAAAGCTGCTAGTATGACTAATAATATGAATGTAGTTATTAGTTATAGAAGTATCGTTGGAGGTGATAGTAATAGCTGTAAGCCTCTTATGATGATTGCTTACGATTCTAGTAAAGATAAGTTCTCTAAAATTACTCAGTTATTTAAGTATTTAAGAGCTGGTGGAACTACTCCTGCTGGATTATGTTTCGAAGCTATTCAAGATAAGATTACTAATATGGGTGATAAGTCTACTGATAAGTACTTTATTAACTTTAGTGACGGTGAGCCTTATTTTGAAGCTGGTGCTTTTGTTTACTGGGGTGATTCTGCTGATACTCATACTAGAAAGCAAGTAATGAATATGAAAGCTGCTGGTATTAAAGTATTGAGCTACTTTATTGATGGAAATGAACTAAATGATAGATCTAGAGCATCGTTCGATAAAAAGTACGGAAAAGATTCTACTGCTTATGTTGGAGTAACTGAATTGATTCCTTTAGCTAAAACGTTGAATAAAACTTTTATTGAGAGATAATATATGAAAGTACTAATATGGATACATAAAAATGATGTTATATCAGGTAAGATTACTAAATATTATAAGTTTGGACCTCCTCAATCTACTAACTGGACTGATTATGTTCAAATAGAGATAACTAGAGATGAGTTTGTTAGATTAGAAGATAAACGAGAAGATAGTGAAAATACTGATCAATGGAATATCGAACAGTATAATAGAAATAGAGATTTTACTGATCAAATAAAAAGTGTTGATGAGATAATAAGTGATATAGCTGATCAAGATGATCAACCATTTGCAGATTAAAAATAATAATATGAATATAGAAAGAAGACAGTCACAATATAAAAAAGCTCGTAAGAGAGTAGAAAAATTATATCCGGGATGCAAGTTGAGCGCCCGAGAACGCGGCGGATTTTATATCGAGAACGCGGAAGGGAGAAATATTATAGCTCTCAAGTATCCGGATATGGCGTTTGCTAAGGACGTAATGAGCGCGTATATCAACTTGGATATTGTATCGCATTGGAATAAAATCGAGGATAGAAACTCGAAGAAGTTCCGTAATGATATGAACAATGTGGTAGTTGTAGAAGACGAGGTTAGTTACGAATAGCATGGATGAAGCATTAGAAATATTACAAGAAATAGAAGATAATGTGAATGTATGTTGTGCAGTTACAATGGAACCGGATGAGGTTGCAGTGTTAATAGAACGATTAAGAGAATGTTTAATTAAATTAAAAGAGGATAAAAAATGATTACTTATTATCAAGTTACATGTCAACACGTAGACGTTGACGACAAAGGAAAAGCAAAGAAAATTACCGAAAGATACCTAGTGAATGCAGCGTCATGCACAGAAGCAGAGGCACTCACTCATAAAGCTTTTGGTATGAATGTGAACGATTTCGAAGTTAAAGAGGTGAAGAAATCTAGAATAATCGATGTATACGATGATCCTAACAAAAGATTAGATGCATACGATGACTCGGAGTATCCTTCAGACGAAGAGTTAGTGAATAAAGTGAAAGCGAGATACAATGAAACAGTGGATAAGTAGAATGAATGAATGGTGGAAACAGTTTGTTAAAGATCATTTGATCGATGAAGTTGATCCAGATGATCCAGATTTTTAAAGTAAAGAATATGAAAAGAAAGCATAAGTATGACCGTCGAAGGGCTATCGATTGTCGAATTTTAAAGAAGTCAACTACTCATAAAGGGTATTGCAAGTATATGATAACTATCTGTGAGAAAGATGGTACTATACATAAACAGCCGGTATACGGTAAGGATATGCAAGATGCATTATCTAGATTAATTAATACAGAAAGAACTGTACGAATAGAGAAACGAATGGAGAAGAATCCTTTCGTGTTCTTTCTGATATGGATGGCGGTAATGGCAATACCAGTGTTCGTTAAAGGTGATATGACGTATACTCCATGGTTTGTTCTGTATATGTTTGTATCTTTTACGGCATTGTTTGTGTTTGCAGGTCTATGGCAAAGTTATCTAGAGAAAGGAGATAAAGATGTTTAAACGAGTAATACGACGTATCATACGATGGAACAGGTACTGGAGGTACATAGAACAGGAACGTATGCGGGCAGCCAAGCATAGCTGCTCTTCCGGTCCATGTTTATAGTGTAGTACGAGAGAGAGTGTTATATCGGTATATCGTAATATACGTATATATGCATATATAGGGTTGAAAGCGTATTATTCATATGAGAACATCATGTCCATGTGTCGCGAGCCCCTGAAATTTCCTATATAACCCCCTCTCTCCCCCATGGAATCCCTCTTGGACGTGTATATTCTGCCTGGGAGACTACGGAAAAAACCTGAAAAATAACTGGGGAAACAGTTGGAGAATTGAAAAATAGTTCTTATATTTATGTATAATTAAAAAGATAAGATATGGCTATAGTACTATTTGACCCTCCGAAAACTGTGACAGAAGCAGTAGAAATGTATGATCAAGGAATAATTTCCAACGAATTAATGTGGAAATATATTATGAAAATAAATGGGGAGAAAGTTGCCTAATTGAAATAAAGTTCTTATATTTAAGTATAATTTAAAAAAACACACACTATGTTAGTAAAAATTTTAAAGGTAGAGGGCACCTTAACAGCTCTAGATTCAAAGGATAATATCATTCCGTTCAATCAAGCGGGAGAGAACTATCCTACTATATGGAAAAATACAGCTCAGAAAGCGTTCGATGACGATATGAGCTTTGTATTAGAGAACGGTAAATGGTCTAAGATAGATAATAAGACTATAGATCGTATGATAGCAGAAGCTAATGCTCCGGTAGACGTGCCTGAAGAGCAGTTAGAGCTAATGCAATTTATTCAGAAGTCACCTGAGCTTCGTCCTGAAGTTATGAAGATGACTGATATCAAGTGGAAATACCTTATGCGTTGCGCTATGAGAGGTAAGAATATTATGATGACTGGCCCGGCTGGTTGTGGTAAGACTATGGCTGCGAAGTCGGTTGTAAATGCTCTTGAGAGACCGGACTTCTATTTTAACCTAGGTGCTACGCAAGATCCCCGAGCTACTCTTATAGGTAATACCCACTTCAATAAGGAGGATGGGACTGTATTCTCTGAGGCTTTGTTTGTGAAAGCTATTCAGACTGAGAATGCTGTGATCCTTTTAGATGAGTTGAGCCGTGCCCATCCGGAAGCTCATAATATACTAATGACTGTATTAGATGAAGGACAAAGGTATCTAAGGCTAGATGAGGCTGAAGGTGCTCCTACTATCAAGGTTGCTAAAGGTGTAACGTTTATTGCTACTGCTAATATCGGTAATGAATATACTGCTACTAGAGTGATGGATAGAGCTTTGATAGATAGATTCATTATAGTAGAGATGGATGTGCTTGCGAAGACTGAAGAGGCTGAGCTTTTGCGATACCTTTATCCTAATCTAGATACAGATAATATAGATGCTATCAGTGGTATAGTTGCCGATACACGCACCGAAATGAATACTGAAGCTCCTCGTATTAGTACTCATATTAGTACTAGGGCATCGGTAGAGATGGCTGGTCTTATATATGATGGCTTTACTATCGAAGAGGCTGCTATGGTACTTATATACCCTCAATATGATAATG